CTAATCTAAGATATGAGCATAACTGGTGCATAACTATGGGGCATATATGTCCCAGGCCATATATGTCCTGGGCCATTTAGGGCCCGGAACAAGTAATTTTCCTGTGCGGAACTAATCGCTAAGATCTTAGCGGCTAAGACCCCAAAGAATTTGGTACGATATTTTCAAATCCGGCTGGTCCCTGACTAGTCTGAGAAAAATTTTGTAGGGTATCGTTACAATCAGACTTGGTCCTTAACTTATCCCTAACATCCTAATCGGTCAAAAAAGCCGATCAAAAGGAGTTGATTAGTACAAAATTCACAGCTATAATCAGTATAATAGGGTAACCCAATGAATCCACAAGTGTAAACGACGAGTAGGCTATGAACTATATCGCCAAAGCAGACGATGTGATTTCTCCCGACGAGGCGTTGGTTAGTACTCTTAACAGCCTCGCCTCATCTATCCCTGTCAATGAATTTGGGATGATCACGCACATTTACAGGCCCGACTTGATCCCGCACAACCTTGATATCCTCCCGCAAGACGAGCAGTCTCGTATCAAGGCTAATGCCAAAGTCCCCCTGTACTATAATGATGGATTCCCTGCTACTAGATCTGGAGGCTTATTCTGGGATCGGCTAGAGCATGAAGGTGGTAACGAGTTTATGTTGTTCCGCCAGTACCTGGAGATGAGCCAAGACCATGGGTTCCGGTCCATACAGATCCTCGCGCGTGGGATGGTCCAGCGGCAAGCAGCAAATGCTCGCTACATCCGTGAGCGTCATGAAGGGCCTCCGGAAGAGAATATATTCTTAGACATCGAAGGGCCGTCTAAACAGATCACAGTAGGGCCCCCTCCAAGTGGAGGTGACATCGACGAAGAGATGATGGCCTCCACCCTAGCTTACCTACGTCAAGTCTTCGTAATGTACTTCTGGAGATACAGAGCTGAGGCCTTTGACTTGGTAGGGCAAGCAGCTGTTCGCAAGATCAGGTCATCCCGCGCCATCCTCCTCGAAGACAAACATTATACTCGAATCACTTCCATGGTTGAGAAGGCTATGGCTAGGTTCGATCGCTTCACCCAAGATGATATGAACAATCTTGACCCCTCTGACACTACTAAGATCTTGAAAGACCTGATTCAGCTACAGCGTGTCGCGATTGGTCTGCCAGCAGCAGCCCCGTCAGAGCAGCATCTACCCTCGCAAGGTGAACATGGGGACTCAGTTGAAGACCACCTGCGAGCAATCCACAGACGCCGCAATGCTGACACCCAAAACCTCGGCAAAGAGGACCTTCTCGGAGATGAAGACATCGCTGACCTAGCTCAAGAGCTCACTATGCGGATGCTTCGTAGGACCCAAGGCAATGGGTAACCTGGTGAAAAGAACAGCGCAACAGCCGCCTAAATATCTCGCGTCCCGTAAGTGCAGGCAAAACGCAGGTGCTGGAACCCATCATCCGCATCAACTTTTCAATCCCCCATCTGTGAGTGGATCCACACAATATGTCGCTAACCGAAGAACAGCTCAAAAAATACTACAATCCGAAGCTGACACCTGCTACGATGGCTGCTTACCTGGACCCAAAGTGGATCCCGGCGAAGCACCTGATGTTCATCAGCAAGAAAATTGCAACGGCGGTGGCCAAAGGCAATGGGCGCATCATTGTTAGTGTACCCCCACGCCATGGTAAGAGCCGTATGCTGTCAATTGGGGGCACAACTTGGGTTAACGAGAACTATCCTGACTACAATGTGGGCCTAATCACTTATGGGTTAGCGCTATCTACCGACTTTTCAGGAGCTGTCCGCGAGCAGATTGAAAGAAACGAGGACAAACTTGACGTTCGAATCCGTAAACGCTCTAACCGAATCGACAAATTTCTCCTAGAAGACCATGAAGGTGGTGTTTTTGCTGCAGGTCTAGGTGGTGTCCTTACTGGCCGAGGCTTCCATGTAATCTTCCTTGACGACTATATCAAGCAGCTAAAAGAAGCAGTTTCCCCCACATATCGGCAGCAAACTTGGGATTGGTGGGTCACTACTGCGTATACACGTCTGGAGCCGGGTGCTACAGTTGTTATCGTTGCTACAAGATGGCATACAGACGACCTCATTGGCCGTATTATTCAAGAGTTCAAAGGCGAGTGGGAGTATATTCGGATCCCTGCAATCGCAGAAGACAACGATCCTATCGGCCGTATGCGCGGAGAAGCACTGTTTCCTGAGCGATATGACATCGATGCCCTGAATGGTATCAAGAGATTGCTCGGATCCTTCTGGTTTTCTGCCATTTACCAGCAGAATCCGAAGGATGACGAGTCTGCAATGGCCAATAAGGAGTGGCTCCAGTACACTGGCAATATGCCTCACCCAGCGCACCTAAAGTGGGCTAGAATCTGGGATTTTGCTGGTCTTAAGGACGCTGGAGACTACAGTTGCGGGCTATTGATGGGTGCAGATGTTCCTAACTCACGTGCATATATTGCCGATGTTGTGCGCGGGCAATGGTCACCTGACCGACTTGATAAGATATTTGAGGAGACTGCCAAAGCTGACAGTCCTGAAATTCCTATCGTCATTGGCCGAGAGCCAGGAGCCTCAGGCCTAATTACTACAAACCACTTCAAGAAGCTATTAGGGCCGCAATTTAGGATCCGAGACGTTCCTGAGCTACAAAATAAGGTCACTAAGGCGCATGGCATGCTTGCTGGTGCGGAACGGGGTGATCTAATCCTTAAATATGCGCCATGGAATGAGGCCTTCGCTGACGAGTTTGATTCTATTCCCGACGGTGAGCATGACGATCAGATAGATTGTGCTGCTATCGGATGGAACGAACTGATTGGCGTTCCTAAAATTAGTGCCGTCTGGGGGCGTAGTAACGCTGCCCCAGATAGTACGCAGCAAAATACTCCTGCAAGAAGCTCTGGAGGAGTTATCTGGGGCAAACGGAAATCGGGACTTGTTGTCCCTATCAAAAGGTAGAACTGCCATGAATGAGGTACCACCGAACAAATTCTCTGCTGTTGCCAAGCTGTCAGCAATGACTTCTGCTGTAATTAGCCGGATGAACTTCCTTAATCGTGCAGGTTTAACCCACGAAGGAGCTCGTGATCTCTGGACAGTCTTTGGCTATCAGACACAGCTAGCGCCAGAAGACTTATATCTTAAGTACAGGCGCCAAGACATTGCAAAGGTTGTTGTCGAAGCCCCTGCAGATGCTATCTGGACACGCCCTCCAACAGTAAATGCTGATGAAGCCTTCCTATCTAAGTGGAAGGAGATCATCAAGGAACACAACCTGTGGTCAATATTCAATCGCATCGATAATATGCTGGGATACAGCAGGTACGCTATCATGTTGATTGGTATCAACGACAATCAGAAGCTCGATCAACCCGCACGTACAACTTCTAATACGAAGATTACATACATCCAGCCTTTCAGCGAGCTATCCGTGCAGATCGCTGAGTACAATGTTGATGAAGCCTCTCCTCGGTTTGGGCTGCCTCTGTACTATAACCTGCGTATCAATGAGACAGATGTGTCATCCAATGCCAGGAGAACTTCTATTAATGCCCCTAGAGTGTCATCCAGGATACATTATTCTCGGGTGGTACATATCGCTGATGGTATCGTCGAAGATGTTGTCTTCGGACGCCCTCGCCTAGAGCCTGTGTATAACAACCTTGTCGATCTTCTCAAAACTGTAGGGGGTTCTGCAGAAACTTTCTGGTTGACTGCCAATCGCGGCATGCAGATTGATATCGACAAAGACATGCAGCTTGCTCCTGAAGACGAGGAAGCACTGGAGGACGAACTTAACGAGCATTACCATAACTTGAGGCGCTATATCAGAACACGCGGTGTTAAAATCACAGAGCTCGGTTCAAAAGTGGCAGACCCATCGCAGTCAGTAATGACAATCATTGCAATGATCGCAGCCACTGCACGTATTCCTCAGCGCCTGCTGATGGGGTCTGAAGCGGGTCAGCTAGCATCTGAGCAAGATCGTGCCAACTGGGCTGAACGTGTTGGTGAACGTCGCAATAAGTTTGCAGAGCCTTATGCGATCTTGCCTACGATGCATAGGTTTCAAGCACTAAAGTTCTTACCACTTACAAGCAGTCTTCAGTTCGAATGGCCAGAAGCATTCATTCTTGGCCCTCTCGAACGTGCTCAAACCTCTGCACAAAAAGCGCGTTCAGCAGCAAATCTATCCCGAGTCTTGTCAGACCAGAAAGAGCGGGAAGATGAGTTTATCTCAATCGAGGAGGCCCGATCGATTGTAGGCTTTGGTGATGAGACTAAGATCCTTGAGACTACTGTGATTGAGGATTCCGGAGTTAGCTCGCCACGCTAAAAGGACCAAAAATCGCGCGTACCCGTAACTAAGGAAGATCACGGGTGCGCGCGCAGGTGCCCATCATCCACGTCAACTGTGTTTCTCCCCATAAGTGGAGGATCCCAAGCAGGCTTTGTGCCCAATTCCGGCTAATTCCAAATTTCTTTTGAGCTACCTTAAGTTTCCTGTTGACATGCCATTAAGCATCCGTTATAATAAAGGGAAGATAAAGAGCAAGGGCACCAAGTGCGTTGTACCTGCAAGGTCCAGTAACGTAGTAACGCATCGTAGGAATCAGGCGTTATGCACAAGCAGTTTCGTGTATTCAGATCAGGGGTAGATGTGAATAGCGATACTCGCGGGTGTTTTGTTACACTTACGGGGGAAATAGCCACAGGAGAGATCCGCGCCGCAAAAATGCAAGAGCGCGATTATGTCGTGGTGCCTGTCGTAGCCTTAGTTGAAGGAGTACTATTCGGCCAGAACTCAGAATCGCCAGAACTAGCGCTGGCAGCCGTCTTCGGGGCGCAGCTAGAGGGATGGAACGGGCGTCCAGTTGTTATGGACCATCCACAACTGGAAAACGGGACGTTCGTAAGTGCCAATGCTCCAGAGATTCAGGATCTCTGGGGCTTTGGGCACATGTTCAATGCTAGGCTAGAAGACAAGAAGCTGAAAGTCGATGCCTGGCTTGACGTCGCACGAGCTGAGGAGATGGGTGGGGATTTCGAAGAGACCCTCGGTAGGCTTGAAGACGGCGAGATGGTAGAAGTTTCAGTAGGTGTCTTTGTCCTACTTGACGAGACTCCTGGGGTTTATAATGGCAAAGAGTATGGTGCTACGTGGATGACTATCGTCCCGGATCACTTGGCTCTCTTGCCTAACGGCGTACTAGGAGCATGTTCAAACGCTACAGGATGTGGGGCACCTCGAGTCAACTCAGAAGGAAGTGACATGTCAGCCCGTATATCTCCTCGCGCAGCACAGCTTACACAGCCTGTAAGACCTCAACAGAATATTCGCCGCCCTAATGTAAATAATAGCAATAGCGACCTTTATCGTAGGTTTGCAGTTGCTCCCACACCAGTTTCACCTGCAGCTCAGTCGGCCTGTAACTGTGGCGGTGAGACAGATGATTGTTCATGTCACCCAGTGGCGACGATCGCTGTACCACCGCCTCCTCCTTCTACAAGCCCAATGGCTGCTAGACCAGTTAGACCGCAAGGATCGCAGGTATTTGTCATGGATGCGGCTGAACTCGCAAAGCGTATTAGCGCCAATTTCAGCGTGAATGCGCTGCCTCGAGATCGCTTCGACAGTGACATTTATCGCGCAATCTCCAAAGCTGTGCGCAAGACTTATCGCGATGCATACTGCTTTGGATACACGCAGGATTACGTAGTCTTTGAACAGTATATTGACGGTCAGGGGTACACCTTCTATAAGGTGCCGATTACTGTTAATGAAGACATGACGGTGGAATTTACGGGTGAAGCTGTACCCGTAACGCTGGTTACCAGCATTATCGAAGATGGCAACTCTCAGGAGGACTCGAATATGACCACGGCTTCAGGCGCTTCCGCCAATGCCCATGAACCCACGGGAGCTGAAGCTGTAGTCGCAGCCAATGCTCCTGCAACTGAAGAGCCTACGACTACAGCGGAGACCCCTGCACCTACTTCACCGCCAGCACCTTTGGCGGCTGCAGCAGCTGTACAGGATGTATCGGTTGAGGACTATATTGCAAGTGCTCCTCCGGCTATTCGTGAAGTGCTGCGGAGCCAGATGGCAGCCAATTCTGAGCGCAAGGATCGCCTTGTCAAAGGGCTGCTGTCGACAAACAGGTGCTCGTTTACCGAATCCGAACTTCGCGGTATGGAAACAACCACTCTCGAGCGTATTTCTGCACTCGCTCAGGTTGAATCTGCTCCGCTCGCCGCAGACTACTCGGGCAGAGGCGCCCCTCAGGTACTGTCTCGCGACGAAAACCAGCCGCCACAAGCTCCGCTGGTCTTCGAGAGAGGTCGGAGACAGGCGTAATCTAGCTTATATTACGCTTAGCCGACCAAGTACAAACTTATTCGTTGCGAGGAAGTAACAAATGGTTAATCCACATACGATCATCCTGAAAGGTCGTCCGGAACGTCGCGAAGAGAATGCTGGGGGTGCTATTACTCCTGGCCATCTTCTCAAGTATGCTTCTGACGGTGACTTTGAAGTCCACAGCTCTGCTGGTGGACGTGCAGCTCCGATTTTTGCGGGCGAGAATGAACTCTTCGGAGGCGATATCGATGATGCTTATGCGTCAGGTGATCGCGTCCTTGGCTGGCACTGCGCTCCGGGCGATGAGGTCTATGCGCTGGTGCCTGCAGCCGCAGCTGCTATTGTCATCGGCGACTATCTCGAGTCTAATGGCGATGGCACTCTTCGCAAGCAAGCTTCGGGGGCTGTCTCGGTTGCTACAGGCGCTGTCACTGATGATGATGATGCAGCGTCAAATGGTACACTCGTCTACGTCCACGTCGATGAGAAAACTGAATTTGGTCTACCCGTTGCTCATCTGGAATCAGTGACTGCTGGCAATGCCAATACTGATTTCGACATTGGGTTGGCTGGTCCCACGATTCGTGTCAATGATGATGATGCTGCATTGACTGGAGGTCTTCAGCTCTACTTCGACGAGGATGCTGCGAATCCTGACGAGCGCTTCATGTTTATCTCTCCTGATGGGAAGGATCGGTTCGTTATTGCTGAAACAGGCCAGGCAATTCGGCTGGTACACAATGCTGACGCTGCTACTGACGGTGTTGTAGTCTATATCGACGACAACGGGACTGATGAAGAATTGCGGCTGCTCTTTATCTCGCCAACGAACGCTGACGGCTCGTACCAGACTGATGATCAAGTAGGTTTAGCTCTTCCTGGAGCAATTCAGCCGGTTGCAGAAGCTTCTGAAGCCGTCAACAACTCAGGCGGGGCAACTCCTGCACGCCTTCGTGTAAGGGTGCTCTAAACTCCATCTGGCAGATGGGTAGAGACTGAACATTACATTTTAGGGAAATCGTAGAAATGGAACATCAAGTGCTTGCCGGTCTGCCAGGTGGTGCGCCAATCCAAATCGACCATCTCGTTCCGAATGAGAACGGTGGGGTCAGTGGATTTGGAGTTCTGGCGCAGGCCATTCTGGCAAATAAGTTCAATGTCAACCAGCTTCGCACGAATGCAGTACTGCGAAAGGATGAATGGGAGGCGTTGGACACGACGCTCATCGACGTTGCTCGTCAGCGCCTCAATGGCGTCGCCGATCTGATGTCCCGTGGCCTGACATACCCTCTCTCGAACGCTCTTGGTATTACGCGCCTGGAATGGGAAACCATCTCCAACATGACGCCTGCCGAGATTAACATGTCTGGCCTCGCCGAATCCGAATACGACCGCGTCAACTTCGAACTGACTGGCATTCCGATCCCGATTATCCACAAGGACTTCTGGATCAACGCTCGTGTGTTGGCTGCCTCGCGCAATCTCGGCCAGCCTCTGGATACTACACAGGTTGCACTTGCAGGACGCCTGGTCTCTGAACGGCTCGAACAGCTGCTCTTCAACGGCGGCTTCTCTGCTGGTGCGCAGGGCACTATCTACGGTTACACGAATCATCCGAACCGCAATACAGGTTCTGTTACGGCTTCGTGGACTACTGCGACAGGCGCGCAGATCATTGCTGACGCGATCGAAATGATCGGGGTGGCACACGCTGACTTTATGTTCGGCCCGTACATGATCTACATGACTGGTCCTGCATTCGTCAACTGCGCTAATGACTTCAAGACGGAATCCGATCGCACGATTCTCGAGCGGCTGAATGTCATTCCTGGCATCGGCGAAGCGAAAGCTTCAGACACGCTCACGTCGACTAATGTTCTGATGATTCAGATGACTCAGGACGTCGTCGACATCATCGACGGTATTCAGCCAACGGTTGTCCAGTGGGAAACCAAAGGTGGCATGCAGTTGAACTTCAAGGTCATGACCATCATGGTCCCGCGCACGAAAGCGGATCAGGAAGGTCAATCGGGGATTGTTCACTACTCGTAATTGTAACTCTAATCGGTAGCAGTTTTTAGTATCTCCCTACCGGGTAGTGAACATAAAGGCGTCTAATCTGTAGGTGAGTTCAATTCAGGTTAGACGCCTGATTAACATTAAAGAAGGGAATTTAACGTGGCAGGCAAGACTACTGAGCTTCCAAGTCATCCGCATGTGCTTATCCGTGGGAAACACCAAGCCTGGGACTCCCAGACTGGCGAGCGCCGCCTTTTCCAGAAAGGTGAAGTCGTTCTCCTTACGAGTGCACAAGCACATGCATTCCGTGACAAGTTTAAGGCTCTCGAGGTTATCGAAGCTGAGTCTAAGGTTCAAGCCGCACAGGCAGATGCTGCAGCTCGGCTTGCCAGTACAATGAAATCATCTGCTCCTGCTGAGAAGGCCGGTACTCCAGATCAGGTTGACAACTCAGGAGCAGATGCCGCAAGTGGAACGGAGTCGAAAGCCGCCGCGTCGACCCCCTCTTCTGCTACAGCGGCTCCGCAGTCGGTTGCAAGCCAGTCGCAGAAATCCCCCGCAAACGCGGCTAAAGGCTAGCTAGGGAAAGAAACCCCTATCGGATGTCCCTCCTGATAGTTCCCCCTGACTGCGGAGATGGTTTATGGCAAGAGCTGCGGACGAAGATGTAAGGGCTTACGTAGAGATGGAAGCGGCCACCTCTACGGCCCCTTATATTGCGTCCGCTTCTATCCTGGTAGAAGATGCTCTTGCCAATAAAGGTTTGTCCGAGCCAATACTGACTCAGATTGAGATTATGTTGGCAGCCCATTATGCTACGTTAGCAGTCGAACGTGGGGGCATACGTCGTGAAACAATGGGAGATAGTGGACAGTCATATCAGACTGTAAGTGAACGTTTTAAAGGACTACTTTTAACACGATTTGGACAGCAGGCTATTGCGTTAGATTCTACTGGTACACTAGCTGCTCAGGGCAATGCTAATCTTAGAGCAAGGTTCAGAGTAGTTGGTAATGCCGATATTAATAATGCGAGTTAAAGAGTACGGATGTATATGCGATGCCGTTAGTAAGGTTTGGAGTATATCCTCACACGGCAACGTACTGGGGCTCTCCTACACCAGATGGTTCTGGTGGAGAAACCTATGATGCGCCCGCAGCTTTAAGTGTACGGTGGGAAGAACGTGCAGAGCAGGAGTTCGACCCACAAGGCGAGACGTTCACGAGTATGGCTCGTGTATATACGTCTATAGATTTGGATGTTGGAGGTTATCTCTATCTGGGGACTTCAGTGGTTGTAGATCCTGGAACTGTTGTAGGTGCGTTTAAGATTCGACAGTTCCGTAGGATTCCAAGCCTAAGAGGTTTCTATAGCGAAAGGAACGCTGTACTATAATGGCTATAGCACCTTTCAGGCCAGTGCGCACGAATATCAGAGCTAGTTCTGGCTCTGCTGCAGCCGCGGCTATGCGTCAGATAGAGGATAACTTCAAGCAGTGGACACTTCACCTTACTGGGCAGTCGGGTGAAGTTCTGAGACAGGCACTAATGCCTACTCTCAGTAAGGCGAAAAGGTACTGCCCATATAAAACGGGTGATCTTCGTAACAGTGGTTACGTGGAAGTAGCACGTACAGGGCGTCTAGGTTCGTATGAAGCAGAGATCGGCTTCGGCCGCGGGGGATTTCCTTCGTACACTATCTTCGTACACGAAATGCCCTATCAACATGCTGCTCCAACACGATGGAAGTTTCTTCAAATAGCCCTCGTGGAAGATCAGTCTAGAATCAGGCAAGCCTTAGCAGGTGGCTTTAGGCGAGCCGCAGGTGTGTAAAGGAGTACTACACATGAAAAGACTGTTGACTGCCATTGTGGCGTGTATCGCTACTTTGCTTTTGTCTGTACCCTCATATGCTGCTGACCTCGGGGGGTCTCGGCCATATACTCCGAATACTGACACTCCATCTTATGAAGATGGCTACTCGTGGACGGGCTTCTGGCTCGGCGGTAGTGCTGGTTACGGAAACTATGGAACCGAGCTCGAAGCGACAGCTGGCGGTACACCCTTCGCTACGTTTGATGGACTTAATGGTAAAGGCGCTGTCTTTGGCGTCGAAGCCGGTGGGGACTATCAGCTCGGCAAGGTTGTTCTCGGTGTTAGCGTAGGCTATGACTGGAACCGTGTGAAATCGGAAGTAGGCTTTGGTCCCTTCAGTGCTGAAGTCGAAAATGGTAATACTTTCTACGGTCAGGCCCGTGCAGGTGTTGCTGTGATCCCACGCGGTCTCATTTTTGGTCTCGCCCGTTACACTTGGGAACACGAAGGCTCGGAAGTCAGCTGGACTGGCGGAGGCTCCTACGAATTGACAAAACGTCAGGGTTGGGGCATCGGCGGTGGCATGGAATATGCTGTTACTGATCATCTGTCAATCAAGTCTGAATATGTGCATACTTTCTTCGACAAGGAAGAAGTCATCTCTGGAGGCGGATTTGCGCTGAACGAAGAGACAGAAGCCGACGTCGTAAAACTGCAGGCTAACTATCGGTTCTAGGATCGGCAAGTAGCCTTAAGGTGAAATAGAAGATGGCCAGTCAAGCATTTGGGGCAAAGACGATCCTGCTAGCCGCAGGAGTTGGAAGTGGAACCCCATCTGCTGACTGGTCTATACATGTATCTAAGTTGCCTGCTACGCCCGATAGGGCAATAGCTATCTTCGATTCGGGTGGTGCTGAAACAGCGGATCCAAGATGGCTGTTGGATTACCGTACGATCCAGGTACTAGTGCGTGGAGGTAAGAATGACTACAATCTTACCTATAATACTGCGGCTATGGTTAAAGATGCTCTCCTAGGTCTCGAAGCCCAAGTAGTTGATGGAGACCGCTGGGATGGAGTAACTATGATCGGGGATATTACGTTTGTTAGTCGTGACGATAATGACCGGCCGACATTATCGGTCAACTTTCGAATCATTGTCGAGCCTGCGACTAATGCACTGACGAACAGAGAAGTATTGTAACGGGGTTACATCATGGCAAAGAGAATTCAAGTCTCAGACGACGCTGGTACTAACTGGTACACCTTGCCGGGTAACACCGGTGAGATCCGCAGTGAAGGTCAAGAGCTGAACGATACTATCTTCGGTCAGTCCTTCCAGTCAAGTGAAATTGGTTTGATCAACGGTCAGATCACCTCGAACGCATTGTACAAGGGCTTTGCGGGTTATCATGCTGACATCAGGCAGATGGCTGGATCCACGACCACATTCACACAGGAGGCATGCTCCCAAGAGTCAGGTCTGATTTATGCCATTGATGATCCCACAATGGACGTCTGGGATCATACTCAAGCAATCATAATTCGTGACGACGCAGCTGATGTCACTGATGAAGTTGAGTGGATTGACTTCCTTCGTGGACGCTTCAAGTTCCGCACAGGTTATGTTGTGGTAGGTGTCGTTGATGCTACGGGTGAGTTCTTTCCGAAGACTACTGTCGCGAAGGGACGTACATTTAACCTTACGCAGACTATGGCTCCGATTGATGATACCGATCTTGCTACGGCGCAAGCAAATACTGGTCGTAACACCTATGAGTATGGACTGAAGACCGTTGCTCTTGAGATTGGCAATGTCTATGACGTTACTAATGGGTGGCGCACAGTCCTTGAAGGTCGTGCTCTAGTAATTATTGACCTCGCGCCTGTAGGGAATGCTGGCAGTAATTCATATGCCCGTGGGGTCTTCAAAGTTGCACGTCATGCTCATCAGGGTGATGTCGGTGCCCTCGAAGAAGAGACTGTCAACTTCACTCTTGCTGTACCGCAGGAGAGCGATGTTGCTACGGTAGGTTTCGACAACGATCTATTCCTGACTCCATTTGTGTGGACCCATCCGTCAGGTACAAATCTTGCTACGGCTGTTCAGAAACTCCTTGAAGCGTGGGAAGACGACGAAACCCTCGAGGCCAGATACCTTCCTGACGGTGTAAATGGTGTCGAGGGGGACGTCGTTGTCTCCGAGATCAGTTTGACTGGTGGTCTCGAAGCTCTGAATGAATTTCAGGTAACACTGATGATCTCCGGTGCATTAGCTACTGCACCCTAATGTGTAGCTGACTCACTTACGTCTACGCTCACACCCACATAAGTCAAGGAGGCAAAATGACTGAGGGTAACAATACCGCTGTAGCAGAAGCTCTGGCACAAAGCACTGTTCCAGTAACGCGCAAGTTCATCCGTGACACGATGCTCAGTGCAAAGCCGGAAACTCGGAATTTGCACATTTTTGGTTGCGATGTAGAAGTCAGGCAGCCCACACTCGAAGAAGTCATCGCTTATCAGAACAGTGAAGATAAAACACGTGCTGCTGCAGGTATCATTCAGCGGTATGTGTACGTACCTGGTACGGGTGAGAGAGTATTCGAGGAAGCTGACCTTGATCGGATTCGGCGCATGCCCTTCGGCCGAGATATGAATGTGTTACAAGAGGCTATTAACGATTTGATGGGCCTGTCGAAGATGGTGGATGCCGAGTTAAAAAACTTAAGTCAGACCCCTGGCTTTTAAACGTTCTGTTTATTGCGAAAGCATTAGGTAAGTTCGAACACGAAGTCATGAGTCTGCCCCCGAGAGAATTTGCACGTTTGGTAGCATATATGCAGATCGAGCAAGAGGAGCAACGACGCGCAAGATCTGGTAGTAAGATCAAGCCCAGGTACGGGCCACGAATGCGATAGTAATACAGTGCGGTAGAGTATCGACATGCTAAATCTAGGACAAGTACAATTTGGTTTGGGTGTCGATACCCGCTCTCTAAATGCCGCAGTAGGGCGCGTACAGGCTTTTGGACGTGCAGTAGAACAAGCCTCAGCTCAGCAAGGGCAAGCGGCTCAACGTGTTGCAACAGCGATGCGTCGGCAAGAGTCTGCTGTAACAAGTGCTCTCCAGCAGATCCTCCGTATGAACGACCAAATTAGACGGTCTACGCGGGGTAACGAACAGACTCAATTATTAAATCAAACCCGTAATGCATTCATTCAGCTCGAGGCACAGTTGGCACGAGGACCGCGGGCTGTACTGGCATATCAACGTGCTAACGAATCGTTTGCAGCATCTCTCGGTACAGTTCAACGGCGGATGGCAGAGCTACGTGCTGAAGAAGCTAGACGCCGACAGGGGCAGACAGCTTTTGGTACGTTGCTTCGAGATCTAGCGTCTGCCTCTGTCCTTGCGCTAGGTCCGTTGTCAGGTTTAGGTGCACGTATCGCTGCTCTTGGAGCTGTCGCGCAGCGCTCAAGCTTTGGGCTTGCAGCGTTAATCGGTGCTGTAGTTGCTGTAGGAACGGGCTTAGCAAAGCTTAGTTCTGCGGCGGTACGTACTGCGTTAGATATTCAACGTATCGAAGCTCGATTAATATCTACTACAGGCTCAGTTGACCTTGCCAACTTTGAGTTTGATCGTCTAAAGGAACTGGCAAATGATACCGGCCTTGAGTTTGTGGGCTTAGCAACTCAGTTTACTAGGTTCCAAGCAGCTGCTCAGGGTACCTCTCTTGAGGGTGATAGAGCTCGAGAGGTCTTCGACAACCTCGCATTCGCAGTAGGCAACTTCCAGCTCGAGGCAACCGCAGCTGAAGGTGTGTTCCGAGCTGTTGAACAGATCATGTCGAAGGGCACAGTTGCCGCTGAAGAAATTAGGCAGCAGCTTGGGGACCGTTTGCCCGGTGCGTTTAAAGCTGCTGCGGATGCTATTGGCGTTACCACCGAAGAGTTCAATAAGCTGCTCAAGAGAGGCAAGATCGCTTCGGATGAGTTTCTGTTACCCTTCTCGCGCCAGGTACGCCAAAGATTGGCTGGAGATGCTGTTGGTGCTGTTGACTCGCTACGAGCCTCAATCAATCGACTACTCAATTCGGTAACGTTCTTCAATGACTCATTTGATAATGCATTTGGCATATCGAATACGTTCCGCTTTGGCGTTGAGACACTAACGTCAGCGATCAACTTCCTTGGTCGCAATATTCTCGCTGTAACTGCAATTATTGGGGGATTGACTGGTGGACTCGCGCTTATGGCTCTGCCAAGAATCATAGCGGGATTCACGTTTCTTGCCGGTGCTCTTAGAACAGCTACTTTTGCGTTTATCGGGCTGAATGCAGCGATTGTAGCCTCACCTCTAGGGCGTCTAGTTACTGTAGCTATCCGCTTAATTGCAATTATTGGGGGTGCAGCACTTGCAGTAGCTAACTTTGGTAGTTCAACAGCTCAGGCAGCTACTAATGAAGCTGAGATGGCTGTCAAGACTGATATGTTAATTGAATCTCAGGAGCAGTTGAATACCACTGTTGGAGAATCGGCTAGCATATTCAAGAAGGCTGCGGTTGCTAAACTCGAAGCAATCAAGCTTGAACTTGAAGGCGTAGAGCTGCAGCTGCAAAGTTATAGGTCAGTACTAGCAGAGCAACTTAAGCAGAATGAAGCTCTTGCAGTTATGCATCGTAACTCCCAAGAGTTTATCTCGGCTATGCGCTCTGCATCCGGTGAGATCACCTCTCCTAGAGATGTAGGTACTGCAGGTGAGGAAGCTCTTAAAGGGCGTATCCTTGATCTCAATACTGCATTGGATGCACAGCGTGAACGTATTAAAAAGCTAGACGAGATCAAGAACGGTACAGGCAATAGAAATTTTGCGGAGGGTACTGACCGGGCAACGAAAGCCGTCAGAGAAGCTACTCAGGCTATTGACGATCTTCTGAAACGTAATGAAGCGATGATGCAGGGGCCTCAGGCTTTTGAGGCAATTGAACGTCAAATCGAAATGAATAAGAAGATCCAGGACTTTAAAGATCGGTTAGTTGATGCTGAAGTGCCTTTGGATACTATCCGGGAGAAGATTAATCAATACACGTTCGCTCTGCAACTCCATGAAGAGATCTCCGATGGTGTGTTTAAGAACATGGCTCACACATATGAGACGTTCAAGGGTATTGCAGTTGATGCCTTCCAAAGCGTAGGAGATGCGCTAGCATCAGCTATTGTTGAAGGAGAACTGAGTGCGGAGACCTTCGTGAATATCTTTAAGGATATGGCGAAGAAGATCATTGCGGAAGTTATAAGACTTGCAATTATTAATAATATACTTAACTCACTATTTGGGCTTAGCGGAGGTAGTGCTCTTCCAACATTTGCTTTTAGTGGGCCTGGACTTGCTAAAGGTGGTGCATTCAGTGGAGGAACACGCTTCTTAGCTAAAGGCGGTATTCTAGATAGCCCCACAGCTTTTGGAACCTCTAGTGGAATGGCTGTAGGCGGCGAAGCTGGATCTGAAGCAGTATTGCCACTGACACGTACAGCGAGCGGGAACTTAGGTGTTGAGGCTTCAGGAGCTTCAGGAGCTAAAGTAGACGTCAACATCTATAACAACTCTGGCGAGCAGGTTAAGACTGAACGTCGTAAGGGTACTGGAGGGCGTGATATCATTGACGTGGTGATCGGCGCTGTTAAAGGTGAAATGGCTAAAGGCAGCTTTGATACATCAATGGGGCGGTATGGGTTGTCTCCAGTTAGAAGAAGGGTGTAAGTGCAATGGCTAATCCTACATGGCCTGGTACAGTACCTATTGCGCCCTTGCTTGACAGCTTCAGTGAGGAGATCAGTGACTTCAATGCTGAGTTTCAGCCGGACGCAGGTCTTCCAAGTACATGGCCCCGTTCGAGTGCTGCGCGTCTGCAACAGCCCTGGAGGATGTTGATTACCACTGCTCAGCGAGCTGCTTTGTACACGTTCTGGAAAACGACAACTGCGTTCGGGAGTTTGCCTTTTGATATCACTGACCCTGTTACTGAAGGTACTGTAACCTCAAAGTTTACGGGTCCATTGCGATTTATTCCTTCAGGGAGTACTCCTAGACCTTGGATTGTTGAGTTTACTCTGATAAGGCTTGCGTAATGGTTAAAGCCCGACCATTATCTGTCGCATTACGCGGACAGTTATTTGTTCCCTGGAGAGATAAGGATATCCGGGCACTTGTAACTGTTGATCATGCAGAGTTTGTAACGCCTTATAGATTTGTATCCGGTGACCCGCTTGAGTTCGCGTCGATAACTAGTAATGGGGAAGTGTTTACGACATTCCCGTTTGAGATTGTAATTCTCACGGACGATGACAGTGAACCACGGGCAACTATTAGGATCCAGAATGTTGATGACACGATCGGTAACACTATACTGGATCTACCTGATGATGCAGTAACAATTACTATTCAGTTAATAATGAGGGAGACCCCCGATACGATTGAACTGGAAGCTACGAATCTGGAGTTGATTGATGTCGAAGTAAATGCTATAGCCGTAACAGGCGAGATTGTATTGCGTGGCAATGCAACGGAACCATGCCCTGGCCGCGTGCTAACTAGTTTTATTTCGCCCGTGTTCTTTAGGTGAGTTATGGCAAACGATAAACAAGATTTAGCTAGCAAGCGAAGAGATAGATACGAGACTCGTATGAAATCTGCTGGCCTTGTCAAAGTATGCCTCTGGGTACCTGAAAGCAAAAAACAAGAATTGCTTAGTTTGGCTAATAATTGGAGAGCTTCTGTTAAAGGGGGTCAGTTGTGTCTTCCGGTATGAGTGGATGGACTACCAAGTACCTAGCTATTCCATTTGAGGATAGAGGACTCACTCATAAAGGGTGTGACTGTTGGGGTTTGTATCGGCTAATTATGTTACAGGAATGTAATATAGGGTTGCCAGCGTGGCCCGATGTTCACGCTGGGGCAGATGTTCAGAAGCTAGAGACAATCCTTGCTGAAGCTTCCCAACCCCAATGGATTCCTATTGAACGAGGTAAGGAGGCTGCTTTCGACGTTGTCTTGATGAAAGGCATCATTAAGGTCGAGACTGCGAAGCATATGGCTCCCATACATATTGGGTGTGTAGTAGAACCTGGGCTGCTCATACAGATTGAATTGGGAAGTGGGGTTACTATCGGTAACTACAATAACCACTTTCGGATCAAGAAACGTGTGCAAGGCTTTTACAGGTACCAAGGGCATAAAGATCGCGCGTCCCTAAACGCACGTGAATTGACCGGATCCACATCCACATCAATGTCTTCCCCCATAAGTGGAGGAAAACACGATGGTTGATCATGCCAACAATATTAGTACTGTACTTCGTCCATCTCCTTTTAGTATGAGAGCTATTCCACATGTGGCAGCTCCAGGGCAATCACTAGAAGACATATTGCGGAATTTTCCTGAGTTACCTCCAGAGGTTTGGACTCATGGTATTGTCCGTGTTGGTGGAATTGAGGTTCCACGAGAATACTGGAGTAGAGTAAAACCTAAACCAGGCTCTAAACATCTTGTTCATATAGGTGTACATGTAGCTGATGGCGGTGGTGGAAAGAGCATTTTTGCTACCATTGCAGCTATCGCACTAATCATTGCTGTAACGGCAATATCTGGAGGTATCTTAGGTCCTACAGGTGCTTTGTCAATCTCCTCAACTCTATTCGCTGCAGGATCAACATCGGCTGCACTAGCTGCTGCAGGTGTTTCTATTGTTGGAGCTCTAGCGCTTTCAGCACTAACTCCTACTGCCGCAGCAGCTCCCGGCCCAGAGTCTGATAATAGTGGTAAAGCCAATCTCGGCGCTGCTTCCATTCAAGGTAATGTACTAGCACCATTTGATGCTATCCCATTCGTTGCAGGTACGCATAGAGTATCTCCACCCCACTTGATTCCTCCGTGGTCTGAGAGTGTTAATGATGACCAATATGTCTATGCTATTGTAGGGCTTAATGGGGCTCATCTGCTTGAAGATATTCGCATTAATGGAGCGCCAATAGGCGACTTCGCAGGTGTTGAATATGAAGTACGTGATGTTGTTACTGACGATACTGATATCACGTTAATTACTAGTCAAGTATTCGAGAATCAAATCGGTATTACAGTAGCTGGCCATAAACTCAATGACGATGCGGGAGATGAACTACAGGATATAGAGACGCCAGAGAATTCATATCCCGTATGGAGTGGAACTAGATCACGTAAAGATCCAGATGAGATCTGGTTAGCATTTGTATGGTCAGCGCTGGTGGCTCAAGAAGATGCTGGTGCTGAACGTGCTGGTATTCCTATAAGAATTCGTATTAGGCGTGAGGGTGATACTGAATGGATTAACTTGCCTGAGTTTCATGCACAGCGCGAACGCCTCGATGCGTTCAGAGGTACTATTAAGCTCAGGTTCCAAGCAGCAACGACGGCTCTTACGCGCCTAGATCAGGATGTTACTAGACCTCCGTGGGCCTATGCTCTGTATCTTGAAGATGCAGATAATGATGAGAGCTTTGATGTACATAGCTACTTTGATTTAACTGCTAATAACAATGCAGACAATGTAGGATCAGAAGATGGTGTAGCTGTTATCTGGCTTGATCCTGCAACATTTCCTGTTGGGTATTATGATGTCCAAGTCAAACGAGGCTATGGTTATTTAGCACAGGATTTCACAGTATCTACGTATGTATACGATTCGGCTATCCCATATTTCTTTAGTCATACACCAGCATCAAGCCCCCCTTCGATCAGACGCGATCAGACAAAGATAGCATCGGCTATGAGTTTCGTGTCCCTTTCAAGTATGTGGGATGAATATCCACTACGTGAGAAAGGCTTGTCGCTAATCGTGGTCAAGGCGAAAAACGTCTCGATCAGTTCACTATCGGTGCTTGCTACTGGGTACGCTAACATCTGGGATGGCACTGATTGGGATACTTTTGAACCTACACGTAACCCTGCTGCATGGTGGAGATATCTTGCTTTCGGTGCGCAGAGTAATAGACCTATTTTCATCGAAGCTCAACTTGACGATGAGTCGCTTCAGGAATGGTATGACTATTGTGGTGATCGCCGTACTCTCGGTGCTAGTTTTGATGGCACTAATGACTACCTAACACGTGATGGAGGACTGACTGGGGCAGCTGACAGTAAGCAATTTACTTTCAGTCTTATGTTATATAGGTCAAATGATGATGCAGTTATCCTTGGGGCATCATCATCATTAGCAGGGGCAGAAGATAGATTCAGGATAGTTATTGATGCAGATGGGCTACTTAATATCATAGCTACTAATGCTGCAGGTACTACTATTCTAGATGTGGAAACGTCTTTCCTTATCTCAATTGATCAGTGGACACATATAGTAGGTAGTTTTGATCTAGCTGATACTGCTGATAGGCATTTATATGTTAATGACAACGATCAGCTAGTTGTTACTACATACACAAATGACACGATTGATTTTACTTTGGCTGACTGGGCTATTGGAGCTGCTCCTGACGGTTCAAATAAGCTTGAGGGGGCTATTGCAGATTTTTGGTTTGAAGATGGACTGTATATCGACCTTAGTGACGAGAGCAATCGCCGCAAGTTCCTTAGTGAGTTTAAACGCCCCGTCAATTTAGGGGCTGATGGATCTATACCTACAACGACTTCTCCAATTCTATTTATGTCAGGAGCAATTGGCTCTTGGGAGACTAACAAAGGGACTGGCGAGGGCTTTACTGAAGTTGGTGAGATCACTGAAGCTACTGTATATGGATCAGGTAATAATCCTAACTATGAGTGCAATGCGTTTTTCAATACTGGTCAGAGCCTAGCTAATGTGTTACGTATTGTAGCTGCTACAGGACGTGCGTCTGCTAGGATGTCTGATAAGATAGGCGTCATTATTGATGATGATAGATCGGCTGAATCACCTATCCAGTTGTTCACGCAACGTAATGCCCGTGGGTTATCCGTACGTAGAGCATTCCCACGTATACCTGATGGTTTCCGTATTGGATTCAACGATGAGACAAAAGATTATCTCCCGGAAGAGATCTTTGTATATCGCAATGTAATAAATCCGACTACGATTGAGTCGATCAACTACATTGGAATTACGTCTCGCACACAGGCACTTGACCGCGCAAATCTAGATTTTAACCAATTGCTACGCAGGGGTAGGCTATACACGTTAGAAGTGGATATCGAGAATCTATACTGCGTGAAAGGGTCTCTAGTCTATCTAGTTTATGATGTACTGTCACGGCAATATGATGCTGCGCGCATTGTATCTGTTACGACGTCAATGGGTAATGTCACTGGACTGACGTTGGATACCCCGTTAAGGTTAACACTGATCGGCGACAAAGGTGGATCATACCCTGCAGGTGTTGTTATACAGCTCAAAGACGGTACTACTATAGTCGAAGAGATTGACGAAGAAACTGACTCAGCTACGATTACTTTCTCAACGCCTTTCACTGAGCCTGCAGGAAGTATCCTTGATGAACACTGTTTAGTTGCTTGTGGGTCGTTAGCTACTGTTGAGAAACGCATGCTCGTACTAAGTATTGCTCCTCAGGACGACTATACTGCGTCAATAACCTTAGTTGATGTAGCTGATCCAATACCAATACTTGCTCCTGGACCGCTAGATGTAAATAGTCCTGACGGCGAGCAGATCTTCGCGCCATACTGACTTAGAGGGATAGAGATAGAGATAGGAATCGACAATGGTAGGCCGGATATTAACTAATAGCAATACAGTCAACTGGGATTTCTCTGAGTCTGGTATAGCTAAAGCTATCATAACTGAAGGTGATGATCCAGGTGAAGTAGGTCAAATCCTCACGAGTCAGGGCACAGGTTTACTACCTATCTGGGTCGATCCTTCAGCGGGTGGTGGGGGTGGTGGTGCGTTAGATTTCCAACGCTTCAACTCTTCGGGTACATGGACCAAACCTGACTCTGGGGATGGTTTTGGGGATAACAGCATTGTTCTAGTTCGCGCTTGGGGAGCTGGAGGTTCTGGGGGTAAAAGCCAGAGTGGTTCTGGTGCAGGAGGTGGTGGTGGAGGTGCTTACAATGAGCGATATCTCCTCTTAAGTGAATTAGGTGCCACTGAAACTGTTACGATTGGTGCCGGAGGTGCTTCTCAAACGACTTCCAACACTAGCGGGAGTAATGGTGGGAATACTACTTTTGGAAGCTTGCTAACTGCATTTGGTGGGGGTGCAGGGGGTGCATCTGGATCTTCGGCTACTGGTGGCCGTGGAGGTGGTGGTGGGGGTGGTATATCTGCCGGAAATTCTGGTGATGGCAAGGCAAGTAATCCAGGGACTGGCGGTTCCCCACAACCGGGGACTTCTGGAACTGACAGTAATGGGGGCGATTCCGCATTTGGCGGTGGCGGTGGAGGTGAAGCCGCAGCGGCTGGATTCCGCGGAGGTCACAGTGGTTGGGGCGGTGGCGGAGGAGGTAGTGGCGATCCTGCCTCTGGCACAGCAGTCAATGCAGGTGGTTCATCACTCAGAGGTGGCGGTGGTGGTGGTGGTGGAACTGATGGCGGAACACCCGGACCCGGCGGAACTTCTATAGAAGGTGGAAACGGCGGTGCTGGTGGTGCTGATGCCACTAACGGTACATCTGGAGTTCAGCCTGGAGGCGGAGGTGGGGGTTGTGAGACAGGTAACTCTGGTGCAGGCGCTGACGGTCGCATTGATGTTTATGTTTGGGCAATAGCGGATTAGAAAAATGGCCAGGTTCGCATTAGTTAAAGATAATGTTACTCTGAATGTGGTAGTCCTAGAGGAGGGAAGCACTTATACACCTCCTAAAGGAACTGTATTAGTTCCTGTGGATAATGCCCCACGTTTCGGTGCTTATCACACTAGGTATATTCCGAGCGCGCTTCACTTAAGTACTAAGGAAGTCGATAGCACTATCCAATTTTCTGGAGTGGAAGTCACAAGTGATCCAGAAGACCTGCAGTTAGTGCGGGATACATTGAAGGTTGGAATTGTAGAAAATAGTATAGCACTAAAGTCCCCGCAAGGTGTTTGCATCTTCAGACCTGAAGAACCAGGAGTATACGGGATTTATCTGGTGATTCGCGAAGGTGAAGAAGGCTTGATGAAAAGTGCTACGCTAGTGAGAGCGAGTGTTCGCTGGCTATTTGTCAACACCGACGCTGTTATGGTGTACGGCGAAATGGGAAGTCCGGCGGCGGTGGCAAGTTTCTCTAGGATTCCGGGAGCTCTTATCAGCAACACAGAAAAGTTTACTCTTGGGGTTTGCACTATAGGGGAGTTCGCATCCGTCTACGGAAAAGATCGCCTTTTAAGTGAGATGACCAATACTACTAAGGTTAACAATTTACGTACACTCTGGAAAGCATAGACTGAGAAGTTTATAATAACATGACTTTTGTAGGTACACATGACTGGGGATCGCTTTCAGCCTATACGCCGTAAGGTGGATAGTGGGGTACGTAATGGCCCTAGCTATCTCCCTTATCACAATGTAGAACCCCATTCAGGTATATCTAACTTAACTGTCGACGAAGTAGAAGCTCTAAGGGAACTGTTAAAAGCGCGGGAGAGATTCAAGTGGTTATGTGGTCTGATAAAACTGTGGGTAGGGTATCTGACAGCGGGTATTATCACTTTATACGTAGTTTGGGATCACGCGGAAAAGCTTTACTTGAGAGTGTTATCGCTATGATACACCTTCGTAGGGTGCAAAGACACCTGCTAGCATGTTCAGTTACAGGGCTAATGGTAATAAGTGCTATTGGAATAGCCCGTGTACATAGTATTAGCCCTGTCAACCTGAATCAGGTTTCATTTAATACTGCCGAAGTTGTTGAGTTAGATGGTATACGTACGAAACTGACTATTCAATTACGTGCCACTCCGCATGATATCTGCGATGCCTCGATGCACGTAGAGCTCAATGATGGGGTTGAATCGACTCGAGTATACAGTGCTGGACTATTCAATGAAATGACATTCTTGAATACTGGATGGGCTGTTAAGGAAGTAATACTCCCCAGCTTTAGTCCTCCAGGTAAAGCGCGCATGCAAGTACTTGGGGAATTCAGGTGTAATTGGTTCCAGCAAGTTACTCCTTTTGTAGTACCTCTAGGATCAGGTGTTATCAAGATTGCGGACGCCAAGCGCTGGAGTACCAGCCCTGAAGTGAAAGATCTTCGTAACAAGATCCAGTCATTAACAGTATATCTAGAACATCTTCGTGATCGTGTAGAAGCTCTAGAGCGTAGGAATAATTAAGCGTAAACCGTAAGGGGGTAGAAATGGTTGCCATAGACAAGACTAAGAGTGCAGAGTCTAAGCCTAAGACCGCAGTTGATAGGCTTATCGAGGCTGGTGAAAATATGTCTCGTGCGAGCGAGCCACAGTCTCAGCCCCACCCGCCTGAGAAGTCATCTGCGCCTAAGGTCATAACACCTGATATGTTTTACAATCCGTTCATGCCTACATTAGATGAGCAGATCGTAATTGAGACTGCCCGCGCTCATGGCATTGAACCTGAAGCGCTTATGGCCTTCGCGCAGATCGAGAGCCCCAAAGGGCCTTACATGTCTGATGGACGTCCGTACATCTTGTACGAAGCTCATGTGTTCGCACGCAACTGTGCCCCCAAGGGTAAATACAACGATCAATATCCCACGCTATCATCAGCATCATGGGATGCTAGCTTGTATGGCGCAGGCGGCACCCACCAATATGATCGCCTTGAACGTGCATTGCGTCTCGATCAACATGCCGCCCTATGTGCCTGTAGCTGGGGCTCTTACCAGATCTTAGGCGAGAATTGGGAGTATCTAGGCTTTAGTTCCCCAGAGGAAATGATCCTTTACATGATCAGATCCGAAGCTAACCAATTCGATGTCTTTATGCGCTTCATAAAGAAGAAGGGTATCATTCATGCCCTCCGTGCAAAAGACTGGGATACCGCTTTCTACAAATATAATGGTTCTGCCTACAAGAAACACGGCTATGACACACGGTTCCTCTCTATCTACCGTGATCTCACGAGTCATACGCTGCGTAGGGGAGCTTCTGGAATTAAGGTGGTTCGTCTACAGAAGTTGTTGAACAAGTTTGACTTCGCTCTAAAAGTTGATGGTGTCCTCGGACCTTCAACTGAAGAAGCCGTCAAAGATATGCAGCAGCGTTGGGGAATCAAAGTCGATGGAATTGTTGGCGCTGAAACTTATGAGCGGCTCGCGTCTGAACGTGTGGACGATACGTCTATGCTCGGTTCTAAACGTAACATTGGTGCTGGCGGTGCTGCTATTGGCGGTGGTGCGGCCGTAGTTGAAGGCATCAATAGTATTAACAAAACCGCGGAGGTCGAAAAGGCTAAGAATATCCTTGACCAACTTAAGGATGTCCAAGTAACAACCGAGACCGCCAATAAAGTGGTTGTCTCCGCAAAAGATGCTACAGAAAAGGTGATTCAGGTACAGCAGCAATCTAGCGACGCCCTAATTGTATTTGGGCTATTTATAATTGCCGTTGCTGGGTACATCATCTGGACCAAATGGTTTGATACGAAGAAAGCTGAAGGGGTCAAATAACTATGAGGCAAACCATCTTAGATGCACTGATTGAAGAAGGACCCCATAAAGGCCTTACTCTCGGTGAGTGTATGCTGTTAGGCCATGTAATCGATGGGGAGGTAGTTGATAGAGCCTGGCTTGAACGGTTGCATCAGAAACAGAAACAGGAAGTTAAAAGTAGATGATCGAAGCCTTGCTAGGGTTACTGTCCGGCGGTGGCAGTATCCTGATAGCAGCTCTCACCGCCATAGTTGCCCTGATAGGATTATTCTTCAGGGTTAGGCACACAGCTAAGGCTGAGGTACGCAATGAACTGGAAGTTAAATCCCTCCGCACAAGTGTCCGGTCCACGAGGGCTCGTGAGGACATCGATGGCAATCTGTCTGAGCTGTCTGATGATGAGCTTGACAAGTTGCGGCAACAATACACAACTGGGTAGTCCTTTCGGGCTCGATGATATCCCGTTAGACTGTACTGGGTGGAAGAAGATTGATCTCCATCCCGATGACAAGCTTACGTCACAGACCTCACGTAAGATTATTGGTCATAACCGGTATGGAGAGTGGAAACGTTGTTGGCCCGCTAAAGAGCCGAAGCCTGGGCCAACAAGTTAAACTGCCCGCAGCCCGCTGCGCGCAGGAGTAGTCGGTACTAAGGGTGCCTCCTTGTTTAGCGCCGACTACTCACCCTCATAAGGTAGATCTGCAACACATTCCCCAGGGATCAACTTCCTGTATTGCACCCACCCACGAAAGTTGTTAGACCTCATCACTTTGGCCATAGGCGTTGCTTGATGCTCCATTGGAGATGCATGTATTGGGCGTGACTCAACAAGTCTCCTACCTAATGCTAGGTCATCCTCGAATGCTCGTAACACTCCCTTAGATCCAGATCCAATAGTAGTATATGATACACGTGCACATCGTGCAGCTGAGATTAACCTTAAAGCAGCAATTGTAGTATCATCGTCTATCTTCCTCGGGTCACCCCCGACATAGGCTTCAAGATCAAGGCAAGTCGCTTCATCGATGTAAGGGAGGTGCCAGTTACCTTCTGCTACTCTACGAGGCACACTCTCTTCTAGCTCTTCCCGGATCAAGGTCGCCAACTGTTGAATCTCAGGCATTGCATCAGGATGCTCACGTAACTCAATAAAGTTAGCCCAATCAGTAGAAGATACTAACACCTTCATGTGCTGGTGAGCTTCAGTCAATCTATTGACATGCTGTTTGTGAACGTCACATTTCGATAGTCCCCAGGCTATCGAAGTAGATAACCTACGATGCAATCCCCAAAGCCTTTGTGCTCCCCACAGTTTAATGCCGCTCAGGGGGTCACCAGCCTGCATTCCTTTCTTATTAGTTCCCCACTCGATAGGAGTCACAGGCTGCCAGTGTATTGCCCTCAACATTGCAGATACAGGAATGGCTCGACTACTAGCAGCGTTCCTAGAGAACACCCTGTGAGTCATAAACTCTGCATGAATATATCTGGGATACACCAGTTCTAGAGTTGACAGTCGGATCTTAAGATCACTGACTGAATCACATACCATGCGTGCTGTTATCATTAGTCTCTCCTCGATTTACGTATCGCACCCATCCTAGATTTAATTATAGATACTCGTTCCTCAACAGTACACATCGGCATGTGAAGAGCTTTGATATGCATCATGTTGAGATAGCCAAGCATTGTATGTGCCTGTAAATCCCTCCAAGCTAAACCAGTAGCGCGAAAGCCATCATCCACATACACAATCTCACTATAGGGAGGGAAGTACACAACAAGATCATATTGCTTCATGCCATTAAGACATGTAATCAATAACCTATTGTATTCTTGATCAGTTATCTCCTTATAGCAACGAGTCACACAGTAGCTAAGCTGATCAATAGGAGTACGATCATATATACCCCACCCACGCTTATCTTGGTTAATCTTGGCTTCGAAGATAGCGTACTGCAACAGCTTCATGTCGTGAGCACTCAGATCAAGAGAAGTCTTTTCAGTTACACCAAATTCAGTCATGGTGTCACGTACGATGCTTGGATAGAACTCCTCACCGATTGTAGGATCGGCTGCAAGTTCTTTAGCTACAGACGTCTTACCCGTGGATCCCGCTCCGCAAAATCCCACCATTAACTCTGACATTATATGTGTCCTCTCAGCTCGTCCAGCTTTGCTCTTACTGCAGCATCCCTAGAGATCAATAGATGCTCTAGTGCCATAGCCCGTTGATCCCCATCCTTCAGGTTCTCAGTTATCCTATATGCCAGAGTATAATATACCTGAGCTACCGGTTGAATTTCTGCACGCAAATGCTTGAACTCAAAGTGTCGAAGAGGTGAAGGTATACCACCGGTTCTCAGTACTCTGGACATAAGGTTGAATTCCTCGTTATTATGGGGATGAAGAAGTCGATGTGGACCCAGCACCCGCGCGAGAGTTAGGCCTGCGATATCAGGTGCTGGGCCACATCATACTATATTACTTCGTAACCTTGCTCTCTATTGCAGCAGGAGCAGGAGTAGTTTTACCTGCCAGAACCTCTGCTGGAGAGATTCCAGCTGGAATTGGGTCTTCAGTATCAACTCCTGCTAGATGTGTATCGAGCCCTGCTTTGGTGAGCGGATATAACACGATCTCACGTAACAGACCACTCCCTTTAACCCGCACCGACACAGCATTAGGATCAACAGGGCGGTCAGTATATACTTTCTTGTTTACCCCCAAGGCGTGATTGATCCACGGAATGATATACTCTTCCAGACCTCCATCAGGTTTCACAAGAACAATTATAGAGTCGGATCTGTTGATCTTCTGAGTCTGGCAAAAGTCCCCCAGAGCCACTTCGGCTGGTGTATATGAGTCAGACATATTACAAGGCGTATACACCATCGCACCGCAAAGAGTCAACCACATATCCCAGTAACCGGTTGCACCCCCGTTCTGATGGATATTTGAGCAGATCGTGATATACTGCTCATTAGGGAGAAATGTCTCTCCTGCATTGCGTATCTGTGTCGCCGTCTTAGCCTTAGCCATAGTTTACCCCTTACCTAGTTATATTTAACCAGTTTACCCACACTTACTCTGACCACAGTCAGAACACTTCAGACACCCTTCCTCCATCCTCGTGTTCAAAGAATTGCAGAAGCTGCACCGATTATGTTCAAGTGCCTTAGTAACTGCTTGCTCCATAATTTGATTTCCATAGCCTGACAAGGAATCGATATGAACAGATTCTATGTCAGGTGCACCCATATAATAAGCTAGCGCTCGCTGCTCGATAGATGCGTACTCGGCATATAACAGTGATTGCGGATTTGGTTTATGCTCTGCAATCAGTTCACCAATCCTAGCAATGATGGAACCGTAATGTTTGCCGTTATGCCATGCAGTACTAGAACTTAACGTGATCCCCTTTAGATCTTTACCAACCTCCGATGCAGGCACACCTGCTTGTAGCAACTTGGAGATCATAACAGACATTGCCACAGACCATTCATTATGTGCATCGTTCTTTGACGATATGAACACTTCTATAGGATGCCCATCAACCGTGTTATTGATTGTCACAAAGAACGGTGAATTCAGCCCCGGCCATGGGATCTTGTATGTAGTCCCACACAAAACCTCGGGGCGCTTAAAGGTAGGAACCCCGCGCGTCTCTTCGGAAATCGCGGGCGCAGGCACGTTTGCCGGATCCACATCGCCATCTTTCATCTCCCCATTCGTGAGAGATATTTCCTTACTGGGCTTTACTGAAGTCAAAACAGCACCGCGAACTGCAGAGGGCCTGTATGTCGTACACCCCTTAGCACCTTGGTTATATGCCATTGTGTAAACCTGACAGAAGTCTTCGAAAGGCATATCTTCAGGGATATTAACCGTCTTGGAGATTGACGAGTCAATATAATACTGAATAGTTCCCTGCATAGCGATATGCTCTTGAGGAGAGATATATTCTGCCGTGGCGTACTTATTCATCTCGTCAGCAATGAGGGTTCCGCACTCATTTATGTTGTGGCCATAAATAGCTGCATACATCCGGGCCGCATAACTATATGTGAAGGTCTCGCTCCAAGCGTCATTGTTCTTTTCGTCTTTGACTTTGACTTTCCGTTTGGTTATGTGCGAGAAGATAGGTTCGCAACCTGAAGAGACATCACCGAATACCACAGAAGTTGTACCTGTAGGTGCGACAGTAGCTACTACACCGTTACGAATTCCATGATCCTTCATCTTGTCAACGACATTCACACTAATAACGTTGTGAATGAATTGACCTTCAAGATGCCTTTCATCATATGAAGGGAAAGCACCGAATTCCTTAGCGAGGTTAACTGACTCATCATATGCAGTATTAATAAAAGCTTGCATAATCTCGGCGACACGTGCTCGCCCATTTGCACTTTCATAGTCCAGACCAAGCATAGCTAAAGCGTCCCCAAGACCAGTGATGCCCAAGCCTATTCTACGTTTCTGAGTCGCCTCCAGATACATAGCGTGGATCGGATACTTCGTGATATCCAGAACCCGATCAAGGAACCGAACACCTTCACGAACAGCAACATCGAGCAACTGATAATTGAACTTGGCATTATCAGTAAATGCATGCTCGACCATCCGAGCCAAATTGACACATCCAAGATCGCAAGCACCATACGGAGGCAGGGGCTGCTCTCCGCAGGGGTTGGTACAATGAATGGTTTCTAAGTATTGTATAGGGTTTAGGGCGTTCATGCGATCGATAAAGATAACTCCTGGCTCGGAGTATTCGTACGTTGTGGCAGTAATTTTCTCCCACAGCTCACGTGCAGGCATACGATGCCAGACGAAAGTCTTATCCATGTTCTCAGGCTCACCATCTGCAGCTTCGAGAACAATCTTCTGCTGAGTTGCACGTTCATTAATGCGAGGACTCGTATGATACAAGACCCACTCTTCGTCATTCTCGACAGCATCCATAAAGGCGTCAGAAACCGTTACCGAGATGTTAAATGAGGTGAGTTTGCCTTGCTGGGTTTTGGCTTCGATGAACTCAATAACGTCGGGGTGCGTGCAATGCAGGGTAGCCATCTTGCCACCACGACGATTGCCACCAGCTTCTAACGCATGGCCCATGGCATCCCATAAGCCCATGAATGCAACCGGTCCTCCAGCAAAGTATGCTGCCGTGGAGACTTCGGCGCCCTTGGGCCTCAAAGGGGTAAAATCAACACCGATACCACCCCCATACTTCTGGGTGTGGCCGGACTCAGCTAAGCTCTGCATGATGCCATTAAGTGAGTCAGGGAGAGTACCCATAACGTAACAGTTGAGCAGAGTAGAAGCATGTTCAGGAAGACCTGCCCCTGCAAGGATTCTTCCTCCCGGCAGGAACAGGCCATATTCCATTAACATGTAACTGAGATTAGCTGCATGTTCATCAGCAGGATAAATAGCCTTCGCAACACGATCGAGAGTGTCCTCCATACAAGTTTCATTGCGACGCTTGTACTTAAGCCCCCAGACTTGCTTGGAAATTGGGGATCCAAACAAGTCCATGCCAAGCTGGTTTATATCCATTTGCTCGGCAATAAGTGCACGCATGCTGGCTCTTGTAGAAGATTCCTTGAGGTGTTCCAAAAGCTGACTGCTCATGATATATCAGACTCCATGTACGTTGTGTTGTGTGTTAGGCGCTTGCAGTTTCGTCCATGCCTACTTCTGCTGGACTAATATTATTGTGGATAATCTCGTCCGTTAAGGTTACAATCTTCCTATAGAGACTGTCTCCAGGGGACGTTTTTATGGATGCTTGGCGAAGCAATCCCAGTGCACGTTGAACTGTGATCCCACCGATATTCCGATGCCATATGAAACTTACGTACATATATGCACGGGTTGCGTCTGCATATGTATTGACAGGACCAACAAACTTTCTTACCATGAGAACTACTCCTACTTTTTTATCCTATGAATATTATAAAACAGAAGTCTGGGCGGTTTCAAGGTTTACTTTTGTGGCGACGGGGTCTACTCATACCACGAGCCCATAGTTGCAGCTTACGTTCTACTTTCCTACGCTCTGTAATATTCCGATATTGCTCGTTGTACGTGTGTGAATCACCAAATGAATCTATGTAGGTAACAGTCCAGTAACCTACATTCTCTCCAGTTACTACTTCATCACTGATACTGGATAGTCTCAAAGTTGTAACTCCCTTTAACAGTGTAAGGTTTTAGGAAGCCCCATTGAAGGCCTGATTTCGCTTCAGCCTTGAACGGCACTTTTGTAAGGCCCCATTCCCTACCAGTTTTTTCCATGTAGTAGATGATGAGGGCGACTTGTCTGTCGAGCGTATCGGGATTATCCAGCAGCTCGTGTAATCCTGCATCATGAATAAGGTTGACGACGTTTCCGTTGTATCTGGGATCTTCAATGAGATCTGTGTGTGCAACGAGAGTAATGTCAGAAGCTGTAGATTGATGTGGAAAGTTACTTGCTTCGTTCTGTACAGCGTGTACATTATTTCTGGAGATAACAGAGAAACGTCGTTTACGGCCGAAGCATGTAACAAGTGCCTTCCTGTCCAAGGGTGCTCGTCTGCACTGTTGAATGAAATCCCAAGCGACAGGGAATCGACGTGCCCACCTTGTGATCCACTCTTCCCCTTCGGCGATTGGCATATCATGCGCTTGAGCAATCGAGGCCCCAGTCCTACCATAGACGATGCCAAAATTAACGGCCTTGGCCAACATCTTGTCTTCAGACGTGTAATCCTTTCCGAAAATTGCAATGGAGGTCTCATGGTGCAATCCTGGATGTTCTGGATCATTGTATAGCTCTATCAGTTCTGGATCACCACTGAGCTCCGCTAGCGATCTTAGTTCCGCTTGGTTAAGGTCTACCTCAACAAGTACGTATCCTTCAGGTACACCAAATTGCCCACGTATAGCTGGTACTCGTGGAGGATTCTGCATGTTGGGCTTGCGGCTGGCAAGGCGGCCTGTAACCGTACCATGTATTAGATACGTAGCATGAACACGCCCATCACGCTTCATATGCCCGCGGAAGAACTTCTTTTTCTTAGGATCCCACCTGTCGACTAAGTTAACAACATAAGTACCAAACTGTTTCGCGAAGGTCCTATTCGCTTTAAGTAAGTCAACAATAGGATGCTTTGGCATTGCATCTAGAGCTTCTTTATCAGTACTATAACCTTTCCCAGGTATAGTTGGCATACCTATAACGTCATAGATAAGCTCTGACATCTGGGGGTATGATGCCATATTGAATGTACGACCACATAACTTCAGTGTAGCTTCATTCATTTGAGCTTCTAAGGCTGTAAGCTCCATGCGCAGCTTAACCTGGTTCTCGGAGTTCTGTTTCAGGTTAACGTAGATGCCATGATACTCGATCTTTGCAATAAGCTTAGATGCGGGTACCATAACCCGAGAGTAGGCTTTGATTAAGTGAGGATCCTTCTCGACACGTTTCTTCAGTACCCTATATGACTGGAGCGTTGCAGCAATATCCTTGCCACCATATTTCCAGAGTACCGGTGGGGGGATGTCTGCGTAGGAGGAGTTCTTATTCGGGAGATATACGTCTAGCATTCCCTTCCAGTTAGGTGCACCTACTGCATCATTAGATACCTGCTCTAGGTCATGCAAGCCGGGATTTTCGTCCAGTGCGTAGGAGAGTAACATGGTATCTTCATCAACCCTAGCATTGATTGATATCGACCACCAGAACTGGATATCGAACTTTCCATTGTGCCATATAAACCTAAACCATGAGCTTGATAGCTCAAGGAAAGCTTTGACAGCAGCGTAGTAGACCGGATCCTTAGCAAATCCATTATCATCGTGCTCAATTGCTGACTCGGGTACGACGTAATTGATGGTGTCTTCCCATCCGAACAAGAGGCATAAGACATCATCTTCCAGAGCTGAGAATCCAGATGTTTCTGTATCTGCTGCAATCTCAATCGGGCCTGCTCCGATTGCTTGATGCCACCAGAGGGTGTAATCAAGTCTTTGCATGACACGGAAAAAGTCATCAACTGTGTGTAAGACTTCATGTTCTGAATCCTTATAAGAAGGGCGTTCCTCATCCTGGAGCTTCTCAACTACCAACTTGATATCAGACTTGAACTTATTCAGACTTCCACCACCACGTAGCAAGAACGCTGGGTGCACAGTTACTAAACACCCGTCACTAGCTAATGGGGTTGGGTATAGTGTGCCACGTACCTGAGTGATCTTAAGTTTGTAGTCTCCAGTAACAGCCCAAGCTGCTGTTGCTCCCAGAGCTAGAATGATCTTCCTAGGGTGCGCCCTGAGTTCATCCCACAAGTTATTGACACAAGCCCTACAGGCTTGGCTCATTGTAGATTGATCTTTCTTGCCTGTAGGTACACACTTAACTGCATTGGTTAAGTATGGCTGAGGCAGATCGTCATGAAAGCCAGCTCCGTAGAGCGTAGCTTTCAGGAGCTCACCTGACTCACCGATAAAGGGATGTTGATATAACATCTCCTGTTTGCCAGGACTCTCCCCTACGATAACGAAGGGAGAGTCAATAGGGCCTGCAGGGCCACATGTCTTAGACCTAAAGATACACCCTTTACAAGCGTGATTACTATTCACGTTGATTACGGGCTTAAAGCCTTCTTTAAGTAGTTTAAGCGATGGGCCTGCAGGTTTATCTAGCATAGTATCCTACGATCAACGGAAAGTTGTACGTGCGTATTCAATATTCTTAATAGCCCGTTCAGTTAGAGTACCTGCTTTCCAGTAGTTACCCCGTTCACCGTAATCTGTTCGTGTGACTGTAAACCATCTGTCCATCCAACCAGCGCGAGTAGGCACAGCAGAATCTATCCCGACGACATTTGGCCGATAGTTGGCACATAGCACATCGTCGATTAAGTCCACATTGGAGATCCCAAGCAGGTGGATCTTAGGACGCCGATGCATCATCACATCGTTGACTACGTCGATAAGCTCTCGACGTGACTTGACTCCGAGTTCATGGCAGTCTCTTGGGAGCCCTACCCAATTGCAGATCCCTAAGTGCTCCCCCATAAACTTGATTGACTCAATGTAGTCAGCTAAATCCTTCCCCTGGGGCACGAACATATATTCGTACGATTGTAGTTCACCTCCAGGTGTTGCATGCCACTGGTCCTGAAACTTCAAGCACAGACTATGCGTGGTATCAATGTCGCCGATGACGTCTGGAAGTACAACTACATCAGCATTCACGATACTGGCAGCCTCCATGATGTCACTCATTGCCATTGGCATACCAAGCTCAATAACAGATGAGTCCATAATAATCGTCGGATCGTAGACTTTAGCACGAAGTGCATTAGCCCAATCTTTCCATCCTGCACGATTTTCTAGAACGTCATGTGCAAGTAGCAGGTGATAATCTCCTACAAGCTCTGCTGAGTGCTGTAACATCGACCACATTATTGGTAGCGGTGCTACCGGAGCAAACTTAGCCACCTTTGATCATCCTTTCAAATTTTACTAGGTTAGCTAGACCATCAATTACACGTACCTTCCTCTTATAGACATAAGCGATAATACTACTTGCAATGCTAATAGCATATAGTTGCAAGCCTATAGCGAGAAGAGTCGCAACGGCAGATAGTATAACATCCATTGATGCACTTGAAGTTAAATGCTCATGAAGGATATACCCATGATACAGAAATGCCCCAGCAAATCCTAGATGCATTAATTTAGTGGCAAGAAGAAGTACACCCCAACGAAAACTGCTATTCTCCTTCTTCTTGTATTCCATAGCTAGAGTACTATATTTATTGACATGTTCCTTAGTGGGTATTGGACCTCCAGTACCCCCCTCACCATCAACAATATCAGGATAGTTCCCCCAGCCACCTTTAGCACGTGCTTCTGTACCCCGCGGCGGTTTGTTATTACGATCTCGTCGTCCCATAATTGTAGCCCTCCTACAGTTATCTCAGGCCAAGAAGAGTAAAAGCTTCCTCCCTTGCTTGAGGTACATTCTTGAATATGCCTTTCACAGTCGAAGTAGTAGTAACTACTCCAGGAGTCTTAGCTCCTCGGCATGTCATGCATGTATGCTCTGCCTTGATGACTACTAGGACCCCGGTAGCTTCAAGATGCTCCTTCAACAGGTAAGCAATTCTGTCGTTGATAGTCTCCTGAAGCGAAGGCCTTTCACGACCGACAGCATCAACAAGCCTTGCAAGTTTTGAGAGACCTACAACCTTACCTCTGTGAGGCAGGTACGCAAGATACGCTTGGCCAATAGCAGGCATGAGATGATGCTCACAAAGCATAACAAATGGGATGTTAGACTGCGCAACGATGCTCCCAGAATCTCTTGACTGGAAGCTACGAGTCAGTAAGGTCTTAGCATCAAACGGTTGATTGAAGCTGGCTAACATCTTAATGACACGTTTAGGTGTCTCTGAGACTGAAGGATCATCTAGGTTCATGCCTAAGCCCGCTAAGATCTCAGCCATATGATCTTGTAGGGCTTCATAATCGATCTCGGGTTGCCGTACAAGATAGTTTGCTCCTTGATAGGCAGGCACCATCATGTTAGATGTCAGTTCTAGTGGCATAGTTTCAGTATCATCCTCGAGCCCAGCTTCCTGCAACTTCATTAGCTCATCCCCCAATTCCCGGTTCATAAGTATTAAACTCCAGCTCTGTTACCCCAAAGCAGTACATGTATCTGCGGGAGCACGATAATATCCTTCGTACGTGGATCCTGTAAGATGTCTTCTAGGAGCACCTGATAGTTTTGAACTAACATCCCGGGATCAAAGTCTCTCTTCTCAGGTCCACCAGAATACCATGGAGGCATTTCATTACCTAGTGAAATGAACTTACGACCAGTCCGACTGAAGAATGAGTGCCCACACCCAAAGATTGACAGTGCAAACTCAACATCGGCAAAGCTGAAGCAGACAATCTTCACTGACACATCATCTTTGCGCCAAGTTAACTTATCAAGGAACTGAGTGAAGACTTCATGATCATAGGAAGCACCCATACCAGGAGCTTTAGGAGACAGAACGATCGAGTCGCAAAGCATAATCCAATCGCGCCAATACGATCCTTGAGTCTCAACAGTAACCTTCAAACCTACACGTTGCAGGTTATATACCAATTCTCCCAATTCATATATTAACGGATTCCCTCCCGAAAAGGTAATCCACTGAGTATTTGTCTTCATCGCCTTGTCAACTAAAGCGATATAGATCTCCTCCTGAGTCATGTAGGTAGCATGCTCTTTGATCAGCTTTGGAAGCACCGCATGCAGGCTGTCACACTTCTTGCACCTGAAGTCGCAGCCGCCAAACCTAATGAAGAGTGTCTGAACACCAGCAACCCGACCTTCGCCCTGAATTGTAGGGCCGAAGATTTCAATAACGGCTACCTTCTTATCAGGATTGTTATCATCATCCCCCTTAGCGAGGTTCTCAAAGATGTCTCGTTCTGCGATGTCCATAATACCTTACTACCTTGTTTGATTGGGGTCGACTCATCACGGAGTTGGAAGTTAGACGATCTGAGTCGACCCCTCTGAGCTATTTTCCGACTATACGCTTTTGACTAGTTCCCAGTGCGTTCAGCGTTCCAGGGCTAGGTCGAAGTGCAAGTTCGTGGCACCTAGACGTTAGAACTTTTTGCCGTGCAATCTAGGCCGAGTGCGATTATACAGCGCCTTCGAAATAATTGCAGCACCTATGTCGTAGCCATGCTCATTTCCCCAATCGAGGATTCGGATGATAGCATCAGCCAACTCTTCTTCTACTTCAGTAAAGTCTGGAATCTTCTCGCTCTTCGGAGCAAGCCCCGGTTTACGTAGCGATTCGAAAGCTTCTGAGATCTCAGAATGCATAAGTGCGAACCTCGTTCCGTCACTCGTATCTACGTCGGCGCTCCAGAAGCCCTTCTCATGGCCAGTCTCATTGACCATAATACCCAGGAATTCAAACATGCCAGCAATGTCATCAGACTTGACACTGCGTCCAGCAGCTTCAAGCATGATAGGCCAAGTATTCTGTCCGATGTGACCTTCTTTATCCATTATATTCTGCTCCTCAGTCGACTGTAGCTGTTAACTTGTTAGCTTAATGCTTTAAGCAAAGCTAGAACGGCATCTCATCACTTGTATCTGTAACATCACCCGACGCTGCGTAGTACGTAGGATCCCCAATGTTTGCGTCCTCGAATGCCTGCTTGCGTGCACGGCATGTGGGGCAAATACCGCAATGATATGCTTCACCCTTGTAGCAGCTCCACGTAAGCTCGTAAGGAACATCGAGATCAGAACCGCGCCGAACAATATCTGTCTTAGAGCTGAACACAAACGGAGCTATCAATCGTACTTTGCCGTAAGTGCCCATCCAGACCATGTTTGCTGCCGAGCCAAAGAATTCAGGAGTGCAATCGGGGTATGCAAATGCTGCAGCATCTTCTGCGTGAATACCACAATAGAGATGTGCTACTCCTCCGGGATGGTACTCCTCAAGCTCTCCTACAAGGAAGCTTGTAGCTGCAGCCATCATGAGCCCATTACGGAATGGCACATACGTAGGAGATACTCCAGTAAGCTCACCATAACTGGTATTGGGAACTACTTGGCTGGGATCCTTCAACATCGTGTTCGGGATGATATCCTTCAGATTCAGGATGTGTTGATTGACTCCTGCCTGCTCGCATATAGAAGCAGCTGCGTCGATTTCCTTACGATGCCGTTGGCCGTAATCAAACGAGATCGCTACGATACTAGAAGAAGGTGCACGTTCCATTGCGTCGAACAGTACAGTAGTAGAATCGATTCCACCACTCAACATGACCCCAATGAGATCAGGTTGGCTATATGCTTTCGCAACGTCAAATATCTTATTGGTATTACTCTCAGTCATTACCTGGCTCCATATGAATTGGTCTATGTTAGAAAGGCCAGTGACAAACGAGGAGGATTGCCACTGGCCCTTTCACTCATTGCATATAGGGGATCATCAGACCTTATGCGCCGAGGAACTCATTCGTGTCAGCCTGAGGACGAATCTTGCGAACGTTATTGCGTACTTCGCCATCGTAGGTCTGATGACCTAACTGCACCTGCAATAGACGTCCACAGAAGGCAGATTCGTCACCGATCTTCTTGAGGTCAAGTTTCCGTTCCGGGGTACGATAATGCTCGTTCGCGAGGATATCCGGGAAACAAGTCTGCATGGCAGCTTTTGTGTACGGACGAGCTTTCTCCGACCATGACATATGGTAGTAGATTGTCTTGCCGTCGTATTCGCCACCCTGGATCTGCAATTTCAGAGTCCACATCGGTTGACCCGACGCCTGAGACAGCGCATAGTCATGTTCGGCAACTACTGAATTGTACCAGCCTTTCGGAAGCGCTTCATTCCGAGCTTCCTCAATGCCGTCAACGTCGACTACATGCGTATTCTCATTTTCAGTTGTGAAGTCATTCATTACATGTTACCTTGTACAGAGTTTACTTTATCAGGTAGTTAAAGAGATACCCACTCTATGACACGAAGCCTACTTCAATATGAAGGGGTTAAGAAACGAACCCCACTTCCTGCATGATCTTTGCCATTGTCGGATCATCGAAGTAGGCCTTGCGACATTTCGCTAGACGGCTCTTCGCATCGAAACGTGCACCGACAGGCTGTACCCATAGTCTACGTGGAGCATTCTTCTCCTCCGTAGCAGCACCAGTCTGAAGGAACCCGACGATATCAAAGAACCCCTGAACCTTGTTCGACAGCTGACCTGTTAGAGCTGGAGTGAAGTGATATGCCTTCAATTCATCCTGCTCATAAGATGCAGCACACGTCATAATCACGTTCAAATCCAAATCCCGGAAGAGACGCACAAGCAGCTGCATCTTCGCGTGGTTCTGTTTGTACTCCTTGAACTCCGCTGTCGGAAGCTCACCAGTGAATGCAAAGCCTTGGTGGAGTCCAAGCAAGTCAGCCATGCAATATTCATTGAGCTCCGTCAGAGAGTCAATAATTACTGTGTTATAGCGGCGTAGCCGATCATCGACTCCTACAGGCAGAACTCTCTCCTGCAGAGTACGCAGCTTAGCTTCATCTCCTTCCTTACGGAAGATGACATGAGCTGTCAAGAAGTCCTTGATCTGCTGAAGTTGCCTGAACGTAGTAATACGAACAATGTCAATTGAAGTGATATCCTGCAGTACAGGACTATCATGAAGTGACATCTCACCACCCTCAGCCGAGATCACAAAGATGTCACGCATCTTCGGAACGTCAGCTGCAGTAGCCGCCAGAGTAGTCTTACCTGCACCATATTTGCCATAGACAAGTAACTTAATAAACTTGTCTTCCACAGCCTTCTTCAACGGCACTATGTTGAACAATGTAGGTGCAGCAGCTTTTGCTACCGTTCCACTGGCAGCCGCAGGTGCATTAGCTGACGTGCTCTGGGGCGGAGGTGGAGGCGCTGGTGCTTGCGATGGTGCTTGCGCTGGCTGCGTTTGGGTTGGCGATGGGCTGCCCTGCTGAGTCATGTGTTATCCCTGCGTTTGCTCGATATAATACTCCACCTAGGCGATCGTAGGAAAGTAACTCCCACTCGCTAGATGCTTTCTTTCTCTGAACGTACACATCTGTATCGTTCAATTCATATTCCCAGTCAGACCCATCATCCATAGAATTACATGGAGATATAAATGAACACATACCACACCCCCAACCTTGTGAGGGATACATAGCTGTACCTGGGCTAAGCATATCATGGACTTCGAGCATCATCTTCTTGTACTCATTGTCCAGTGCCACTGGGTTACGCGCGATCTTCGTACGCTCAATGAAGTTGTCACGATCATACGATTCAGCCATAGCCAGCTTATTCAAGACGCCAATTTGCTTCTCGGTCCAACCTGAAGGTGAATCCCCATATGTCTTGATTAGAGCTGCTCGGTACATCGAGTGGGTGGTAGTTTGGCTTTTATCCTCACTAACATGCCCACTCTGTAAGATTCGGGCGGGTTTGGGAATAGCCTTCTTATGCTGTTGGTAAATGAAACCAACAACCTTATATGGATGATAGATTCGAGAGGCCGCCCACATGTAGCGTGATACCTGAGGGTCCACGGGCAAATGTGATGTGTTAAATACTTTGGCTGTCTTATAATCGAGAATATGTAGGTGCCCATTCTCGTCGATTATAACACGGTCAAACGTCCCACGGTAAACTACCCGGTCCTTGTCGATACGTTTTAATAGGGCAGGATCGACTGGCAGATCAATCTCAAACCCTGACTCTACCTGTAATCGCCCCTCGAACTCGAACGTGGTATAAGGATCACGACGCTCAAGCCACTTCTCATAGTGCTGAAGCATACCATAGCCGAGATTTACTAGCTCATCAGCTTCATCTGGAAGCCTATGATAGTGATGCTCATATGAAAGCTTGACGTAATCGTGGAAGGAGTCTATAACAGAATCGAATAAACGAGGCCCATGAAAGTCTTTCATGGCAGAATGGATAGCTTCACCGAACCAGAGGGGAGGTGCTTTATAGACTGGCTCTAGACCACGATTGAGATGGGATCCCCAGAGCCATCGGCGTCTGCAGGATTTGAACAAGCCCGTGTCACTTGTGTGAATTGGGACTGTTCTGTCTTCAGGAATGGTTATGCTTGTATTGTTTGTCAAGTCTTATATTCCCCCACATACCCTGCCAGATGCCTTAACTATCTGCTGCAGGTACTGTTACTGAACCACTAGCTTCAATGTAACATTATTCCATTATTATAACACAGGCAACAAAAAGACGCAACAGGAAAATGAGGCGTGGTCAAAAGAATTTTGGTTATGGGCGCATATTCCGCCACATATGGGGGTAATGAAGATGTGGCTGCGGATACAGCACCCCACAACCACATCTTCATGTTACTGTACCAAGGCTACGATCTCAATGAGTCGCTCGTCTTTGATAGTCCGGTAATCAGATATGTGTTTACCATAGCTAATATTACCTGACTGCTTGCTGATAACAAAGAAGGGGCTACCATCGCTTTCAGGTACGATCAGTGCAGTTGCAGCCTTGATATCGTCTTTCTGGTTAGCCCAGTTGCTCAGTAGATATGATTTAGCCTGTTCCAGATCCAGAGCCATTAGTTACTCCTCAGTGCAGCAATAAGGTTTGCCTTGTTGGAATACATCTTATTGACGTTCGCTTGCTTGTGAACGAGCCCATACATAATCTGCTCGTCCAAGGTATTTGAACATTGCATGTAATATGAATTGATCAATCCATGAGGATTGCTTAAACGGTCAAGTCTATCTTCCGCTTGGAAGTTGACTTGCGGATCCCACGAATATCCAATGTGGAAACACTTGTCTGCAGAGTCTAAGTCAAATGACTCCGCATAATCAGTCGTGCAAACAATGAGTCCCTTCTGAGCCTTGAACTTTTGAATTGTTTCGTATAGGACTTCGAGTTTCAAGCCTCCCATCAATGTGAAGACAGGAGTCTGCAAATCAACTCCAGGATCTGATAATCCATAGTGGGTTGCATTAGCTTCGAAGTAAGCCTTCAAGATCGGGACTGCATCTCGGTAGGGAGTGAATATAACACTGTGCCGTTCATCTCTTGGCAAGTCCATCAACATCTCACCGACTTCGACTGCAGCTCCACCAATCCCAAGCTCCGGTGCAATCTGTGCAGGGCAACTCAAGAGCTTACGCATCTTCGTGTACTGAGATAGCGTATTGAGCATGATCTCAGTAGAGCCATCTTCGAGCTCAAGTAAAAATTCATCACGTACTTGCTCGTACGCACGTCTTTGAGGCCCTGTCATTTCAACAGGTAGGATATCACGGATCTTCTTTTGAAGCCCAAGTTCCTTCTTGGTAGCTACAATCGCATATTGCGCGAGCAACTTCCTAAACTGCTCCTCATTACGAGAGCCATAGAAAGACTTACCATGGGGAGATATATCCTCATGGCACCACGTCTTACCGAATCTCCAGTACGAACTAAATAACTTCCTGTCAATTAAGTTGAAAGGGACAAAGTAATCGATAAAGCCTTTGGTGCTCGGAGATCCGCTAACGAGCAGCAAGTTATCTTCTCTGAGCTTACCGAGAAACTTGTGTAGCCCCGTATCCCGATTGCGCATAAACTTGTGGTACTCATCCACAGTTACAGAATCCCAATTGAGCGGATAAGATTCCCTATCACGCACAGCTAACTGAAAGTTCGTAATGATGGACAAATCGGGATGCTTTGCATTTTTCTGTAAGAATGCATGCCTTATCTCTTTCTTGTATCCTCCAGTCAAGAGGATATACTTATTCAGTTGGTCCGGGAACCAAATCCACATATGACGCAACCAGCTTAAGATAGCACGATCTGTTGCTATTAACAACGAACGCCTGGGATTATAATGAGCCAGCGTCCTACAGCCAATATAGGTTTTACCAGTACCCATAGGCAGCCCAAGAATGTGCCTTCTGTTCTCAGGCTTTATTAGCTTCGCGATCGAGTCTATCTGACATTGATGCAGATCCAGCTCGCGATTGCGTTCTTCCTGCTTGCCGAACATGCGCTCAGCCACTTCAGATGCTAGCATTTATATATCCTCTAGGTCTATGATGTTCTCAAGCTCGGCTTTACTAACAAACTGGAAATCAATTGGCCCACGCTCTACAGGTGAATCCGCAAATACAGTACTCCAGAATATCTCATACCTACCCTGATTAGCGTCTACTGCCCTTATATTACGTAGCGAAGGTACATCTAGATTACCTTGACTAGAAACCTCAATGCCATACTTGCGAGCAAGCATAGTTAATTCGTCAAGGAAGGCTCTAACCCTATCCTCATCTAGGATCTGCTGCCTATCCTCGACGAAATCTGCCATCAGTTACCTTTGAAATTAGCGAGCGAGGACATAAGCCCCCTGTATGTTTCAAGGGATACATCAGTCGCATGCCGCCACTGTAAGAAGACAGGATGGCGAGGAAGATCTTTCATACCAGCTTTCAAGTACTTGAACTTGACGATCTGGTGAAGGTAGTCCTGTCTATTGTTCCAGATTTGTTCGCGCGACGCGACATCGAATCCAGTTCCAATTCTGAAAGTACCACTCCACTTAGGGCTTACAACTACTAAAGCCCCAAGCAGATTGTCTGGCATCTTATTACCTTGATGCGAGCTGCGCTTCGTAAACCCAAGCTCGTCAGTATGAGCCTCATTCAGGTTACGTTGAAGCTGCTCGAAACCGACAACGATTGCTTCGTCATCACAGATGTCCTTGAGCTTCAATAGCCACTGCTGCTTCAGTGTTGAACGCCCATTCTTGTACAAGCCATGTGGGTGCCGTAAGATACACCCCTCAAGGTTCTGAGAGATGAACTGGCTCATATGATACTCGACTTGATCTGCTGCCGTAACATAGAATTCAGGAGCGAGCTTAATCCGATCAGCAAATCCGTCAGACAAACCTTCCATGAACTTCATCAGGTGAATCCGACGTTCTCCATAGTGCTTGGTCGGATCAGCAAAGTCAAACGCATAGAAGGTAAAATTAGGACGCCCACCCTGAGACATGATGCCTGACGTAGTATTCATACAGACTGCTGGGTCATTGGGGTTACCAACAATCAATTCACCATCGAGCATTGCAGACTCTGGCATAAGTGCTTGTAGATCCCAAAAGAACTTTTGCACATAGCCATTTGGCAGAGGCTTACCCGAACGAGAGTAGATACCTCCATCGTAACAGAGACCACGGATCCCATCATACTTGACTTGCAAGATCAATGGGTATGCTAAGCTGCTCAACTGATCAGGAGTTACCGCAGCTGCTAACATCGGTTTTACAACCATAGACATCTTCCTCTAGATATTGTCAGAGCAGTGTGGACAGTAATTATGAGTGATACCTGTACCTTCATCATGCATACTTGTCCACTTGCTCCCTTCAGCATCGTTCCTCAAGGTGTCAAGAGCATCTTCGAAGTCAGCTTCGCCTGTCTCGAAGTCCTCCCCACATTCATCACAGATGAATACCACCTTTCCGTAATTTCTGGTTACTGACATTTTTCTTACCAACCTTTCGCGTCGGGAAGCCACGTTTCCTGCGGTCTTCAATAACAACCGCTTCGTGCTTCTGCTCTGCTTTTGAGAGCTCGATATCTTCAGGTCGAGCTGTTACCTGTTTAATGTTTGCACTGAAGAGAACATCATAGGGGTACAACTGCCCACCCCAAGACTTGACAGCATCACGGATATGCGCTGCTAACTTTTTCTGGACCTCCACTGAGGTCAGTTCACCTGCAGGAAGCTCATTGTTATCCTGATGCGAGAAGTCATTGATCCGAACCCGAACATGAAAGTTAAATAATGCCATTAGTCCATTCCCTTTGTTGATTTCATCCTACACTAAAATCTTAGAGGAAAAGTCATGCCCGCTGCAATTGTCAAAATTTCGCCTAGTCACCTCACGTAGTCAGCCATGGCTTCTAGTACCTCACGACCCCTATAGATTCGTCCATCTTCTCCATCTTTGGTAGGCCATTGCTTATGTACAAGCTTGTTCAAGTGTAATGCTTCGTACCGGTTAACAGCATTCCTAATTAAGGACTCCTGCCACCATGACAACCGTTGCTGTAGCAACTGCTCAGGTACCTGATAGGTGGGCCATTCAATAGGTAGTCCTAACACCATCTTTAGATGAGTAAACCCATCAGTAGTCATAGTTCCACGGTCCCGTACTTCATCACGTTGCCGTTGCATTAACTGAACTAACATAACCCGACTACCTTCAGGATTCTTATCAACTAATAGTAAGAGCACTGCTTGCATTCCAGTACGCAATCCATTAGTCTTAAACCAGTGCGAGCTAGCAGTAGCTTCATTCATCTTGATCATATCTACAGCCAAGCCTGTTAGATTAGGTAACTCCGGCAACTTGCTATGCACAACTACTAAGGGAGACATTGGCTGCCAGTTAGTGACATGTTTAACATAGTCATCTATGATCGTAAACCTCTTTTTACCCAAACTACCGGGCATGTCTCTTGTAGTGTTCTCCATATGTCTTATACAATCAGATAGACAGGTCTGTAACAATCCAATAATGTAACTGACTTGGGCTCTATACCTTACCCACTGCATAATTGCTACAATACCAACAAGTAGTAGCAAAAGTATCAAAGCCCGTTCTAGCATAGCATCCCCAATTAAATCTAGATCTACACATATTTTCGCACTAGAGTCGCCTACAACCTCTGGTGTATAATAGAGACATAATAAAGAGAGGAGTAGTAGCTCATGTCTACCTGGCAGTATCTTATACTCTCGCGTAACCCCCAAGACCCAACTAACGTTGAAGTCTCTGGGATTGACTCAACTTACTGTAATGCAGCAACCCGAGAGGAAGCTGCATTATTGCTGTGCGACGAACTGAACATCGACCGGAATCTCTTCATTGCATGCATTGAAGTAGCTCCGGGTGTCGACGTCAGGTTTTCCAACGATGGTTCCATGCTTCGGCTTTCACCTTCTAAACCAGAAGTTGAATTGCGTGATCGTCGCAAAGCAGCCTAACTAGAAGGGGCCTTAGTGCCCCTTCTTTTAGTGCCTCAGAAGGCCGGCTCATCTTCATCCTCAGACCCTAGCTGCTTATCGTCATCCTCATCAGGATTGAAGATCCGATCCCACTCCTCATCATCAATTCCAGTAAGCAACAGCTCACGTTGGCTGGCAGTAAGTTCAGGTGCCACATCCTGAATAAGACCCCCATGTTGCTGCCAGTGTAAGATCTTAGCAGCAGTTTCCTTCGGGACATTGAGGATATGCAGCTTGCCATCCATCTTACGAATAGTACATTGACCAGCTTCAACGTCAACCAACTGTAATCCAAATCCAGGTAATGGGGGCATCCTACTCCTCCTCTTTCGGTTTCATTGTTGCTGCAGGAGTCATAGAGAAACCAACTCCTCCGGGACCTCCTAGGAACTGATTCTCGTTGAGAGTATAATCAGGTACTACTTCTGCTCTGTAGGTGACATACTCCTCAACGACACCCGATTGCCAATCAGGAACATCTTGCAGTGACCCTTTCTTGTCAGCATGTTCAATATAGGCAGCTGCAGCATGTGTCTGTGCAGGGGCTTTACCATACTGCTCGATATACTCTGGCAGAGGTATATCTACCTCAACCGTGTACTCAGCCTCGATCCTCTTAGTGATCTTGAACTTCATTGCCCATTCCCCTTATACGTGAATAAAGATATAACAAAGGCCAGCAGGATAGTTACAATACCAATAAGAAGCACCCAAACAGCTACTGGCATAACCCACTGGGTAATAAAGTAGATCCAGTTTACATCCCACGGGTAAGATACGCTCATGTCTTCTCTCCTGCTGGCCGACAATATTTACCTTGTTATAAGAACAGCGAATCAAGCCGCCGGGGGAAGATCAGGCTCATCACGCCCGACAACTTCTTCCTCAAGTCCAGTTTTCACTGGCTCCTTCCACTCCTTCTTGTCGTGACTGTAAAGCCATCCAGTACCGACACGACCTTTCTCGATGAACTCTGTCACAATCTGCTTGTGTCGGCAGTAAGGCACATGCGCAGGGCAATCGCAACTAGACAGGCGTTTATTAAGCTCATATGCCCCACCGTGATCGCCATCCTTGTTATATTTATGGACGACATATCCTCCAGCATTATCTTCTTCAGTAATGCTATGCACTGTATACCAATCGTCTTTAGCCATAAGGCATCTCCTGTGGTTGGTTTAGTCAGTTATAGTTCACTCAAAGCTTCATAGTAGATGTGCTCCAACTTCTCCTTGAGCTGCCCGATCAGGACCCACGCGTTCGCTGGTTTAGCTTCATCAAGTGTGTTCCTGATAACTTCAAGCTGCTCCTCAACAGACTGTACTCGCCTGCTTAAATGATCAATACGGCTATGTGCTTGACGAGTTTGTTGATCAGACCATGCACCCATGTTAACACTCCTCGAAGTCCCAGCCACGCTCACGCTTATCTGCGCAGCTATTGCAGTATCCATGATCAGGCATGCCTTGGAAAGTACATCCACACCCTTGACACTTCCGATCAACGAATTGACCCTCGTAGTGCTTAGACCAGACAACGTTACCTTCGTTGTCAGTGATCTCGTCTTCATCATCCAAGAACTTATTATCGTCATCGTCATCGTCATCGTCATATCGATCACAGTTCATGTCACGTTCTCCTCGAAGTGCACAACCATCTTAATCGGTCTGATACTATCTACCAAGCGTTGGTCATCGATCTTACGCAGTACCATCTTTACATATTTAACACGGCTTCTATAAATATGTAATTGGCGTGCTTTACGTGCTTTGAAATGATCTAACGCCTCTTCTTTAGTTGCCGAGGCAAATTGCTTCTTGGAATTCAGGTTTACCCATCTACGTTCATTACAACCGGTATCAATCCATACTCCTTTCGGAGTGCGGCTGAGAACAGGATATTGCCAGAGACTGAGCATAACACCAGTTGCATAGACTTCCATTTCAGCGTCGACGGTTTCAGATACAGCAGTATCATTGTACCTGTACAACCACTCAATCTCTGGCATAGTCATAGATCACTTATCCTTCTTGTCAGGACGCTTCATAGTAAATTTGTCGCCCTCGTAAAAGTCCTGCATGTGTTTACGCTGCCTATAGACTTTGTAGCCATAGTATGCCATAAACCCAAGGGATATTGCGCCTGCAATTCCCACAACGGTAAAAAACCAAGCCCAAGGTGTCATTTGTCTACTAGCTCCACGTTTGTATAAATTGTTCCTTCATCGTCAAAAGTGATTCCAGGCCCCTCGTAACTCGTCCAAACCTCGAGCTGATTTGGAGCCTTTTGCGCCAGCTCGAGAATGTACTGCTTTGTATCCTCCTCACTTAAAGTATCAGGTACATATAGGCTTGCTAGAAGCTGCTCGTAACGAACATACTTACGTGTGACAACTGCTGAGACCCTCTTCACCTGACTACCTCCAGTTTATGATTTAGTTGGCCACCCCTACGTAGCGCATTGATGTAGTTGTCAATACGCACTTGATGTGCACGTGAAAGGGGTGTCCAATCCATGTCATCTAAGTCAGCATTGCTACCTACTCGATAATGTACTTTCCTGTAAGCAGCCAATCGATCGAGCTTCTCGGTTGTAGGAAGCCCCTTCAGGCTTTCGCGAAACTTCTGCCACGCAGGATCCTTCACATAAGAGAGGATCTCAGTGCGATACATAGGTCTAACAGGATATGGCCACTTACGCATCATCAGACTTCTTCCACCCTAGATCATTCCGGTAGATAATACCACTAGAGTGCTCTACAGGCTCATCTAGTATGTATTCACCAGGAAGTTCCGTACTGCAGTCCTCAAGCCATGGTGAGCCACAGCACCCGCAGCCGCCGATCTTGATCTTATGGCGGCGAGTAAGCTCGTTCAGCTCTTGGAGGAATCCATCCATACGAGCTATGATCTTCTCGTCTTTGGGTTTTGTGCTCATTTCTTAATCCCCAGGATCTCTCGAGCATCTCCCGCTTGCTCAAGCAGTCGTATCTTTTCCTGAGCAACGAAAGTAGCAATAAACATAAGCAGATGATCTCCAGGAACTTCTACCTCATCGATCATCACACCACCATGAGCTCGGATGATAGTAACATTACCAGAGAGATCAGAGTTACAATGGAACCTGGTGACCGAACCAACTGTTTCCGTGTCACCATCATCAGAATAAGTGTAAGTGTGCATGAGATTATACCTCGAGCGCCTGCTTAGCTGTAATGACTCCGTTCTCGATCTCCAGAACACGGAATGCAATTTCTCCATCGATAAAGACATTCATATCCATGTCCATGTCTTGTGGGTTATGGTAAATGTCCTTATCGATAGGATAGTAGTCAATGTTGCAACCTGGATAGGTGTACTCGATACACTCCTTCATGACCGCAAGCTTATCAAAGAGCCATGCTTGATTTGAACGCGAGTGTACCAACTTCCAATAAGGTTGCTTAGACATTGACTACTCCTGCTCCTTTTCAATCATACCTTATTTTAAAACAACGGTTCACTGGTAATCAAGTGTCAAAATATTGACCATGATCACGGTTGGTCGTAGTCGTGATTGTCTGTCTGTTCACCTAATTCAGCCAGCGTAGGATCTACACGTTCTCCTTGCGTCGCTTCAGGAATAGAGTTCCCCAGCTCATCCGTTTTACCGTACAGATGCTGGCTGAGCATTTTATACATTGCTTCAGCATTCGTAGTAGTCATCCAAAATGCATTCCTAGGCACATCGGGAGAGTCTGACCCTAGGCTCTCCATCATAGTGAATCGATATCCATCATCAACCTCCATTATATAGAAACAGTTGACGTGGATCGCAGGAGCACCCAACTGTTGGATGAGCATGCTCCGGCGTTTTGCTATATCACTTATCTCCATGACGAAGTTACTCCACGTCCATCATCTTGATAGACAGATCAGTGTCTACCCTGAGCTCATGAACTGCAAGATCTGCATCCATGTTGAACGCTTCCTGAACAGTTTCGTCATACGATTCAGGAATCATGTCGGGATCCGGTTCTGAATTTTCGCCTTCATCTTCAGGATCCGTCACAAATGGGTTGAACTCATGTGCGAGGACAGCTGCTTTCCAGTCTTCTGCCCGAGTAAGTTCTACCTTAAGATCAGCTTCGGCATTACAAATTGCTACCACAAACGTCTTCATAGTCAACCTCATTGTTAAGTTGGTATTACTTCTACTACTTGTCTACGTAATAGTCTACTAACCTGCGCCCAGCATGTCGTTCACAAAGAAGCTCTCCATCAACGTCATATAAGGCAATCATTTTGCACCGGGCTAAGTCATATCTGCTATACTTACTGGTATAGCTTCCTTCAGTGCGCCGATGCACGCACCGAGGTTTCTGGAAGTTCCATTTAAGATGACTGTGATCCAACTTCTTCACGGATAACCGGCTGGATGAGGACTGGCTCGAACGCTTTGTAGATTGCCGAGTTCCCGCCATGCTCTCGCACCTCTACCTCAACCAAGTTACATCTAGGATAGTATCCATTATCTTCAAGCCAGATGCGAGTCGACTCATAGATCATCCGAGCAAAAGCTTCACATCCAGTAGCAGGAACCTCTACCATTTGGATCAAGCCTATCAGGTCTAGACGTCTAAACTCATCAATTAGTGGATCATCCTTGGCAACCAAAGTTTTATGATCAAACGTCCACTCGAGCATCGTCTTCAAGCTTTTCAGTGAACCAAAATCAACCACCCAGTTGCGCACATCAAGTTCGCGAGATTCAAAGGTGAACTTGATCTCCAGTGCGTATCCGTGCAGATACTTGCAATGCGACTCAGCACGCCATTGCCTAAACGCTGCAGAAAGTCCAACGTTGTGGCAGAACGTTTTAGTTGATTGATAAACGTGCGCTGGCCCAGCTAATGTCTTGATTTCGTCCATAAGGAACTTCCCATCCTTTAGTTTTGTGTCTAATCAAATATACCGAGGGGAGCTTGATGATCTCTGCCCAAGGGAAGAGCATCTTCTTCATGATGTTGATTACCTGCTCATCAACACTCTCCTGCGGAATATAGCCTTCCGGAGCAAACAAGAAGATCAAAGAGTGCTGACGAGCAATAAGAGATCTCCTGTCAACTACCCAATAGCTATCTCTGACAATCTTATCTGCTCTGCAAGGTACTTGTGCTTGCTGTAATGAGAACCTCCTGATTGTAGGAGAATCAGGGTGGATCACTACATACCTTCGACCATCCATCTTCATTACTAACTCGACCTCTTTACGTGAGACTCCCAATTTGCTAACCCGTTACCAGCTTCTCGGACCAGCCTCACGGCAAGAGCCTTAGTAACATATAATACACCCGACTTCGCAGGATCTATATGATTACTGATCTCAATCCGAGCCACATCACGGTTTTGGACTTTCAACTGTAGCCGACAATGGATCTCCAAGTCACGGCTATGCTCTCCCTGGTGTACAGTTTCCATTATCAGTTCATTCTCACTACTGTAACACCGAACTGTATAGTCCCATTTCCGACTCATGATCATAATTCCTGTCTTCTCTAATAGGCATACTGAGATGAACTAGCTTGGCTACAGCACTTTCATTGCATCCAGAAGTGCATACCCCTTCTCTGTAGGACGAATGAGCTGCTGCTCAACATCGAGTTCTAAGTAGTCAGGCATTTCACCGACTACCCTTTTGGTCATGAACATTAGGACATCAGACACAGTAGCCCACTCACGCCCCTTCATAGATCTCTCGACAAGCTTCAAGAAGCCCTTTTGCTCATCTGTAAGTTTCTTGTCCATAAGGCACCTCTCCTATTTAGCTAGGAATTTATCGACCTCATCTACATGCACGATGCTTCCAGGCTTAACCCAAACCTCGTTCAGGCACAAGTGCTCTGTCTGATATTCAATAGTAGGTGCACCTTGACTTGCAACCCACTTGTACTGGGGAGTGGTGTGCTCCTCAGTTAGTGTGCAGATCTTTGTGTACCCACGTTGGCCCATTTGAGTATCACTATCTGCTAGGGCTTTGAATCCCCAAACAATAACAACAGCCGTACTTAAACCAACTATTATCGACTTTACCATGTCTATACCCCCACTTATTTAATTGCGTCTTCTATTACAGTTCCATCAACCAAATAGCTTTTGATCTCCTGAGCCCACCCCCTTGGTTTATGATGTATAAATGCGTCACGCGTAGCCCCTGTCTCGAATCCCCAACATACCATGTTGCTTACAGGAATAACAAGCACACGTACCCCAAATAGCACTGGCTCTAAATGCATTGGCTTTAAGCGATATGACTCCAGAGCCGGAAGGTACACCCTATAAGCATAGGTATCCTTCTTACTCTTAAGAAACCGCAGGTTGTCAAGCCTGAACATCTTCTCTGATCGCTTAAGTTTCTTTTGCCTTTCAGCTAAAGGCCTCATCCTTCATCTCCCGTGGCTCCTGCAGCACGGGCATCAGCTGTTTCCTTTGCCCGTTTTAGCTTATCCTTAAGGAAGTGACTACGCTTGTTATTACCTTGCTCTTTAGGTGTAGCCCACCTTACATTTCCGACTTCGTAGTTCTTGAAGGGGTTTTCTCTGTCAAGCGTGTGCCGCTTTGAAGGGGCTGGTCCGACGTATTTAATAAACGCCGTAAATGCTTTGAGATTAACCACAAATGATACAGCATTCCCACCATCACGCCAAGCATCGCACACAGCAACACCAGCTCCACCATAGTACTCGTATGATACATGAGTTGAGTCATAGCACCTCCGATTCATCATTTTCCAGATCGTGTACTCACGTGGGTGCTCAGTTACTATTGTCCGTCTACTACACCCACAGTCGAGCTTTGGATTATCTCGCCTAAACAAATACTGTTCGCGAAGCTTGAACGGTTTTGAACCACAAGAGCATTTCACAATCCAAAACGCACCGTATACCCCCTTAGGGTTAGGTGACCTGTACTGAATAAGTAACTTACCAAACATGTCTCCAGGTTTGGCTCTTAGCAACTTATTCGGGTGTGTCTTCTTTGCCATAGCCCTTGAATACCTGCTTGAAGTTGACTTTGTGTCGTTTACCTTCATGCGTTACGAACCCAGAAGTGGTAACCTCTAACCCCTTCCTAGTTACCTCAGTGGTATTATTCAAGCATTGAAGTGCATATTCACCTGGAGGCAAATCTTCACCTACACGTTCAGGCAATGTCTCTATAAGTAGACGATCGACTTCTTTCTTGATTCGCTCCCAATCCATGATAGCCATCGTCATAGACGCCTGATCATCAGTAGTCATATCGACTAGAAGGAGCTTGACTACGCCAAAGCCATGTTTACTTCGTGTAAGCTCTACACGTTCGAGCCTGCACTCAGCATTCTGATTTACGAAGAACCTCATTGGTTATCAATCCTTCCTTACAGCAAGATTCTTACGTGCCCACCTTCGTGAATTCCGTATGTCACGAGCAAGCTGATTTGTAATATGCGCGGCTTCCTCATCCCTGAACCCTTGCAGGTTAGCACGGTATGTTTCTACCAGATCCGGATGATTATTTGTGCCAGAGACTTCAATGTGCATCTCTTCCGTAAGGAAACATTCCTCGCACAGAATAAACTCTTCGCCAGGAGAGTATAAGGACGACTCTCCTGTAACCACCTCAGGCTTGAGTTCCTTGGTGCAATTGGCGCAAATCTTAGTCATAATACTATCTTCCTTTAAGGATCATGTCATCCCACATATGGAGCATTATACTGTCAGGAGCCATACGTTCTCTAAGATCACCTACCCAGTCTAAACCTTTTGTGGTATTCATGAGGTAAGGTTCAAGTAGAATAGCTACCGCGTCAAATTGATAGCCAGCAAGTTGCTGCCCGGGCTCGAGGATCTTTATGTTTGACTCATGCTGCTCAAACAGCTGCTTAACCCCCTTTACCATAGGATAAGGTAGCACCAAGCCAGTTCTATTAGACCTCTCCATTTTAATCATGTAACATCTCCCTAGGTTATTTGGAGGATAGACATCCAGTCGCACCAAGTAGACTAAGCCACACCCTAGTCTACGAGAAGCGGTCGTACTCCCAGATATCTACCCATCAAATAACCTCGTTCGAAAAAGTTGGGGTGAGCGCTTTATGGGCTAACTCACCCCAAGTGGGAGGAACACTATATGTGCACAAGGGGACAATGCACGTGAGCCTCGGGAGGATCTGCAGGAGTAAGACATCCCCTTAGTCTGTTAACTACCAGTAGTGGAGTGACACCATCCTGCACGCACAACCATCGTCGAATGAATATCACTCCACACTCTCCCGGTAGGAAGCTCTAAAAACTTACCGCGGGGCATAGCACCGTATTGATACATACAGGTGTGTCGACATAGTGTATCACGCTAGTCTGCAACCTGATACCGCTATACCCCTGGGTAAATTCTTAGTTACAGCCCTCCGAGAAATGCACCGATGAACGCTGCAGCTGCTATGAGAAACAACGTTAGCTCGTACTCATTCATTGGTCGATGTCCTTTTCGAACTTGATCGTATCTATCTCCTGCCCAGCCCCATCCCGGATGATAAGATAAGCTACAGGAAATGTCCCTTCAATGCTCATCCGGATTTTAAAGTGATCCGGATAACCTTTGAGTAACTCTCTCAGTTCCTCAACAGTCATATAGTTTGATTCCTTTAGCCTTGAGCCACTTCCTCTGCTGATCGGTGTAATTACCTACAGCAACTTTAGGATCAATCTCCCAGATCGTAGAGAGTTCCCGCTGGCGGTTTTCTACCTGTCTAAAGTTAAAACTTGCCTTATCACTCCAGTACTTCAGCTTCCGTTCACAGATCGGCAGTTCAATAGTTGCTTGGAGCTGTTCAACAAGTGTTCCCTTAGCGTAAGTCCACTTCAGGAAGAACCAGTTCTCCAGGTGCTTCAGGTATAATTTGTGAGGATCGAATGTCTTCCCAAGCCCCCGAAATCCCATATCATTAGGATCGGTGTCACTGTAGAAGAAATGTGCTGCCATTACTATACTCCTACTAAACTTAAACGGAGTGGTAATCAGTAGGTGGGAGGTTCTACAGCTGCGCTATCAGCTTGATTACCACTCCGCCTGCCGGATGCTATATACACCGGCAATCGATTAAGATGCAGTAACAGTTACAGTAATCGCTTCCGGCTTCTGAGTGAAGTAGAGCTTCTTCAGATACAGCGTACCAATCGAAGCTTCATAACGATCGACGACTTTGCCATCAGTATCAATTTCTTGGAAACGATAGGTATTCTTCGTTTCCTTCTCGAACTTGAGGTGGACAACAGCTACAGGTGCATCAGTCTGCGACTTCGTCTTAGTATTCATAGTTCCTACTCCTTTTCATCTTATACCATATTCTAATAAAAAAGTCTATTAGGTTTCAAGTGCAAAAATATGTGTCACCTTTTCCCGACCTCATTTTTAGGATCCAGTATGTATAAGCAGCCATGACGAATAGCATCCCTTGCGTGCCGCTGACCTTTCTGCCAGAAACCCCAAGTTTGGAGGCGCTGATCGGTAGCAAGGATCTTAGCGTGCTGTGCAATCCTCATCCGAAAAGGCAAACGGTTTGCAGCCGCGATCAACTCACATAGACCAACCACTTTAATCGTGTGAACCTGAGACCATGCATGATTCTCAGCCTTCCACGAGTACACCCTGTAATCCTCAGCCGCCATACGAACTTGATTCTCCTCAGCCAGTGCGTGCGGGAACTCAGTATGTATGTTGTATTCTGCTTCGGCTATCACTTTCTTGACTACTGACTGCAAGTTGTTATATGCAAGTACAACGTCACCTGTAGGTATCTCACCGCACTCCACTAATTCGTGGCAATGAAACCAACACCAACCAGTTCTCTCACCAGGATCAAAGACTACTAAGTGACCACGATACCCCCCACGAGAGGCAGCGAACGCTCGAAAGTCGTCAACTATTCGCCCTTGCATCAGATACTGCCCCCATCTGGTCGAAATGATCTTTTGCAAGGTTATCAAAATCAACCTGTTCCATAACCTTTGCTATAGACATGGCCGCTTCCATCTTGGTGATTAAACCATCCTTCTCGTGCTGAATAGAGTCTTGTATCCGTTGGATTGCATCTTCGTATGATAGCTTGGCACTCATTTTACAAACTCCTGATTGTCAGGCTCGATTTCACCATCATCTTCATGCTCAAGCTCTGCAGGATCAATTAATGTGAAAGCCTCAACTATCCTACGATAGGCTTCTTGATCTGTAACTGACTCAGCCTTGCGATGAGCCGATATCTCAGCTATTCTGTCAAGTAACTCTTCGAGTGTTATAGACCTTCTCATTTGACAAACCTCCGGTTACGAGATGGAGTAGCTTGATCTGGTTCCCGAAAATCAAACTGATAGGGGTCACCTACTGGAGGATTATCTGGCCTGACATCGATGATCTCAATTCGGACTACAGGTGGGCAGATAATCCTGAATTCCTTAACACCCTGATAAGGCACGAATTCACAAAGCACTTCTGTTTCAGCGCCCTCTGCACTCATGCCGGATTCGTAGAAGGGTTGTTGGTTCTCAGGAATTAACTGATCGGGCAACTTTACCGCCCCAGACCCAGACATCAGGTCAGATATAGCTACCATAGCATACAGTCCAACAACTGCTACACCTAGTACAATTGTAACTTTAGCTGGTGTCATGCTAATAACAGAATCACCTGGCAAATAAAACATCGTCACCCCTTCCAATGTTTTAGGCTTGTAGTAAGGCTGGTGTACCAGACAGGAAAGATACACCAGCCTTGGAGTCTGTTAAGCGTGGGCTAGTCAGACTCGATTCAGTTATAGATATAGTCGCCGACGCCGACGATCAGTCTTCGAATTCTTCGTTCGTGTCACCAGCAGCTGCAGCTTCAGCTTTCGTGCCACGCTCGTCCTTCGGGAAGTATTCCTTGACGGCCTGGTGAACAGTCTGATAACGAAGAGTCTTGTCGCCGGAGACTTCACGAACATGGGCGAGAATCTGCGGGCGGGTCCAACCATTAGCAGCCAGAGCCTTCATGTAGTCGGCGCGAGAAACCTGAGTGCCATCATTCGGATTGGTGATCATTGCACGAGCACCACCACCCGCAGTAGAACCAGTCGGTGCAGTCGGAACCGCAATGCTCTTGATGTTAGCCGGCACTTCGATGCTGTCGATAAACTCATTCATTCTTTTTGCTCCTTGTTAGGTCACTACTTACTATTTACACCCGAACCTGATGTAATTCAATAACCACTATCAGGTTTAACATCTATTATATTAGCTTAAAGCAAAGGACTTTTCAACTGAAAAATGAGGTGCATGCAAAGATTTTTTGGACGTTGACCTCATCTTTTGGTTAGCTTGAATACTTGCTTACCATTGTTCACGCCTGCCGGTTCTATCCCCGCTGTAGCAGCTACAAGGGATGGGTTACCCAGAATGTACCTAGATACTGAGTTCGGAATGTGTAGGGCTTTGCAACCGCTGAATTCATCATCATCCATAGCCCAATTCGTAATTGCTGTTGCAGGGAAGGTTATCTGGTAGCTGCTCTCACCTTTATTGCGAAGGTACAAGCCATATGCCTGAAGACCTTGGAGCAGCCAATCAACCTTAACTGTAGCTTCTTTCGTGGCAGAAGATAGGTATGACGGAATCCATTCAGGATCCCAATCAAATACCTCAGCCATAATCTTGGAGATCTGCTCGAAGTTAATCAGACGATACTTAGCCCTATAGCCAGGATCCCACTTCCTCGCCGCAATCCGCAGGAACTTATGGATCACCAGAATATGATGCGCCAACCAACTGATACGCCCACCCCGTTCCCGAAGTTGGTTCTCTGCCCAGTCAGTGTCGAACATATAACTATCACCAGACGTTCCCCGTTCGAGCTGGATGTGAAATGCTCGCTGCATCAAATCCAATTGCCTGAATGGCAGCTTCACTGACGTCATTGCAAACACCACATGAGCAGGAACTCGTATTAGCCCTTTCTCAGTATAGTAACGCCTCATCTCGATAGTAGGATTAGGCTCAGTTACAAGCCTGCACATTTCGTCGCTGATACTTTGCCCTAGGCTAGGATCGCTATCAAGATTCGCATTGTCAATAACATGTAAACCACCGGTATCGAGTACTGAAGCATGCCAGTCCTTTAATGATTGCGGGCGATTCCTAAGATCTTGCCTCCCAGTAAGGATCTGCAAGCGCATACTATATAGGGTAGACTTCCCAGACCCTGCCTCCCCAGTTATAAGTTCTACAGGTAGCTGAGTGTTTCTCCACCTGAATAACCATGGCGACGCATAGAATAGTAGAGTCGCAAGTTGCTTTTGGCGATCCTCAGCAGTGTCCTTAATTCGAGTACGTTGTAAGGTATCATACCACCATGGCTCGAGCTTGTGAGACGATAGTCTATTGATCTCATTTACTAGTTGGGTACCATCAACAGTATCGTCAACAGCCTTACTCTCGAACATGATACCATTATCGCCATTATTATGAAGTTCTACTGGCGAGTCACCTGATATCGTAATGTACTGCCGGGAGTTGATCTGATGATGGATAGTATCCCCTAGAGCGAATGTACCTTTCCGAGCCTTCACCTTATCTATGGGGCTTTCTGAACTTATTTGCGTCGACAACGTTGCCATCACACGATGGTCAATTGCCAGAAGCCCATAGTCTTGGTAGAGTAGATTCTTAAACTCGTCGTATAAGAGAGGTCCGCCACCGCTACTTTGCTTTAAGGCAGCAGAGGTTACCTGCATTAATGTTTTTGACTTATCATCAAAGTAATACAAGTCATTATCAGGATCAGACCTTAGGCGTTTACCTCGAGCATCTAGGTCGGATATGATCGTAATTCCAAGATTGCCAATGTCTTTACGTGTTGCCTTCGAATATTGGAGCTTGCGCGTTACATGACTATAAATATTTGGGTGCGCAGGAAACTGTCTCGGATTGCTCAGCGCAGCGTCAATCAGTTCTTGTAATTGAGAGCTACTATACTCAACCAGAAAGTCATCCAGCCCCATCTTCTCATGATTACCCAAGGGCAATACTAACTGCTTTACCTTGGTTAGAGGTAGTCTCAAAGTACGAAGCTCCAGTCCCAGCCTCGCAGCGGCTCTCTGCACATCTAGAGTGATACTATTCCCGGCAAATCTTCCACGGTGGTCACTGTCAAACGCAATCAGGACGTTGAGGTCACGTTCTACTGCCAGCTGTACTAAGTCTTCAAACCCACGTGCGTACTCACTGAACATCCTGTCAATGTCTAGGTTCTCAAGTCGCATCTTCAAGTTCGCACGTTCACCTACACTTACATCAACAGCCCCAGCCCTATGCTGTTTAACGACTAAGTTTTCAGAAGGTAGATGAGCAGTATTATTACGCCAAGAGTACACCCCTCCCAACCCAACACAAGGAAAGCCCCCCTTACAAGCCGCAGCAGCCTTCTTCTCACCCTCAGTGATAATGACGTAGTTATGGCCGTTGAGGGTCTTTTGGAAAGTTCTTGGGAAGTAGACGGCATTATCGCTCCCTTTAGGCTGCTTGTACTTGACTGTCGTGTCGAACAATCTCGCACGATAATGTGAAGTCAAGTTGCCATTGATATCGAAGTAAGGTATAACAAAGCCTTGGATATTGAAATGAATATCCAATGCAGAACGTTCAGGCAAACCTAATGGCCTGGCGTACAGATCATCAGTATCAAGCCTTGAACGATCTAAGTCTTGTTTAATTAGTACAGTCATAGCCCCTGCCAGCTCAACTGTTTTTATGGGGAAGTAACTAGATGAGGGCCCACGACATCATCTAGTTACTTAAGGTAGGCGGGTGCCAGGCTATTTAAGCTGCACACTCAGTATCAGCATTCGGAGGAGCAGGGACTCTGATCTTACTTACGTCAGCTGTAGCCACCTTCTCGATAATTGTATAGGGCCGAGTCCTATCAGAAGATGACGGAGGAAACTCAGCTCTCTGGTCAACCAGTCCTTGTGCAATTAGAACGTCAAGGGCTGGCCGCCAGATTTTGGGCGAGAGAGAGGGCCCAAGACCTGCTTGCAACATTGTCGGGGAAACCTTCGGATACACTTCCAGAATATTCATGATACGTTCCTGTACAGTATCCATCATATGCTCATTGTCACTCACTAGCTCTTCCTTCCTGATTTAGACCTGCTCTACTTCCCCGTTGTGATCTGTTTATGCTCTTATTATAGTTGGATTTTTGGCATAAATCAAGTCTAAAATGAGGCGCACAAAAAGATTTTTGTCACAGAGGTAGGATCTTGATGTAACTTGGAGGGTAGAGGTCATCGTATAACAGGTAGCTACGTTTGACTAAGCCTGGAATCCAACGGTCATTCTGTACGTTTTCGACAAATACTACACGGTAACTATTGGCAATTGCTACCTCTTCGACTATGTCAAGCAGTTTAGAGCCGATACCTTGACCCTCAGGATCAACGGTAATCTGCCCGATATCTAGTGAGCTGTAGACGCTATACTTCATGCGGATAGACTTACGTATGTAAAGTGATATCCCATGGTAATAGAACCATTGGTTTCTTCGACTAGATTGCGCGAACGTTGTAAGGTCCGCAACTATTTGCTTAGTTGGTAAGTTCATTTTTTAACTCCTGTTTTCGCCCACAGATGGGGTGGACGATAGACGACGTGGATGCTGGGAGGGAGCGGAGCATGGGCCAACGTACGAGTCATATCACATGCTCACCTCACCTCGTGCTATTCTATTCTATTCTGATCTACCCAACATCTTGGTATATTTAGTATGGCACAAATTGTCATATGGCGTAAATCCCTTTCGGGCTAATTGCTTAACTATGTCTGTGCCAAGAACCCTGTCGAAAAACTCATACTCGTTCTCTACAGATATAGATCCTATAGGTATAGGAAAAGAACATGTCTTACTCATGCTCTCCAGCATTTCGAGCAGGTATTCGATCTCATCCCATTCCAGGGCTATCATACTGAATATACATGAGGATGCAACTTCGATTGAAAGAAGCTGTACTCCGTTATCAGTGTACACTGACTTATAAAGATCGAAGCTAATACTCTCCGCATACGTACCACTAACCGGAAAGAATCTCCACCTCCTAGTGCGTGACGCAATAAACTCCTCAATTCCAGGCTTCACACGGTCAACTATCATGATGTTATTCCTTGTTCAGATTTTCGATTGAGGTTAGATTGCCTTCCAGATCGGCAGCTAGATCTTCAACTGGATCCGGAATGCAAAAGTCTTCTATAAATAGGTTAAGGCAGTAAGAAGGGTCTCTTGGCCCGTTCCCATATATACTGTCCCATCCAAAACCAAGTACTTCTCTATCATGCCAACCGAGCTGTATAAAAGTATTCTCCCATCCCTCAGTCATGGGGCCACCATTTACTCCTTCTACCTTGTAAAGGTTTTTGGCTAAGCCTTTGAGGTGCTCATGTTCTTCATTAACATTTGTCAACGCGGGAATATTGATCCCTAGGATTGCGTCCACATTTGGATGGTCACGTCTGTAAGTTACTCCACCGGAATTAGTTGTGGTTTCCAGTTTGGATCTGATTCCCGATTCCAGCTTATGTGGAGTCATACGCAGTGCAGCTGCAATAGCAAATATTGCCCGTGGCGCTGGATAATTGATAAGCTGGATGTACTTCTTCAGTGTGTTCACAGCATACCCCGTAGCATGAGCCAGTTCATCCAAACTGAACTCTACTCCAAGGTAAGTAAGCCGTGTTGTAATATTAGTAGCCAACTGCTTCTTGTCTTCCTTGGAAGGAGTAGCTACCTTTACGTAATTGTCTAGCCTTTTACGAAAGTCTTCACCGTGAAGGTCACGTGCATCATACCATAAGCCCTTACCTCTCCAGAACTCATCTTGTGTAGTCTCAAAGATCCTTAAGGCATCTTGGATAGGTATCAGAACGTTAGCTCCGGGATCATATCCGGCCGGCTGTGTTGCGATGTTCTTTTCACTAGGTAAGGGATGCGTCTCAGTAAGGGCTCCTGGAGCCTTTGGGATAGCGATTGAGACAGGATTGTTCTTATTAATTACCACATAATCAGTTGAGCGAGTTGCTCTATAACGAGGCGGCGCAATATCTACGTCCAGACTGATATTAGCATCGCAGTGGTCAACGCGTCCAACTAGCCATGCCTCATTAACATTCAGTTTTGCTATGTATAAAGGCATAGCCTCCTTTCCGGGAATTGATACTCCGTTCAGATGATTGTGAATGGCTGCTTGTGACAATCCTGTCAGCCTTTGCAGATCTGCCTGAGTCAAACCATAATGAGTCATTGCAGCTTTAAGTCGTACAGGCACTGCCCGTCTTGCATTGAGATCCCCTTTGTAACCCGAATTATCAGCCTTAGCCATATGCCTACATTCCCTTCCAGCTGTGTCTATGTTGATTGAGGTAATTGCTCCATTTTCCTATTATAACATATAGGTCAAGGAATAATCAACGGTTATTTTTGGGATCTGTGATGATTTCTATTCGACAAATGGGATCAGGCCGCCACAGATCCACTTTGATACACCCAAGAGGTTAGGCCCCTCCTTACATCATAGGGGTAGTCCGGGTGTTGAGGTTGGGCTTTACTACCCATGGTAAAATTGCCTCAAATCGTTAAGGATAAGGCTTATTGATTCGACCTTCCATGGAAGCATGATCCTCCATCCTGGTTAACTGTTTGATTCCAAACACTATTTTGATCTCTCGAGTTGAATAGTTGGATAAAATCTTAAGATCTGACAAAAGGCAGGGAAGGAGGGAAACGTACCAGGATGAAGTGAATTCTTTTTATGCCCAATGTTCCCTCAGTGATTTGTCATATATTTGATTCCAGCTATCCAACTCGACATCTGAAATAGATCAATGATTCCAATAGGTTAACCTGGATGTCGGATCATATTTCCCAGGGGGATCGAATAAACCTGCTGGATTTTCTTTTTGTTATGCGAACATCCCATGGATCATTCAGCCTACTTTTGCACCATATGGTGCACCTAATGGTTCACCTGTTGGATTGATGCGGATGAAACCTTCCTTCCTTCCATGAATCATTCCGATTTTGGAATTCGGTTTGGTTTTCGGATTGGGAATGCGGTCCTGAATTGGAAAAGGGAAATGGTGCTATGATCACCCACCTCCGAAGATGGCTGCGTTCAGAAGTAATAGCCCGATGAAGATGAATATTACCAAGCTGACACCAGGTATCGTCGGTATGCTCTTCTGCTTCTGTGTGAGAGGGGGCAGGTGAATGGGCTGGCCATGATATTTGTCAACAGCACGACCACCACGGACCACCTCAGGCACCCTCTCGCCACGCTCATTATCTTGAGCCCTACCGGTGCGTGCGCATCCATCCATTTTTGGTTTGTCCTTTTTCTGTACCATGCTAAATCCAATCCTGCCTCTTCTCATTATACCTAATTATATTCTAAAAGTCTAGTAGGTTTCAAGTGCTAAAATGAGTGTAACGCAGGCGATCGTGCAGATGTTCTTTTCACCAGGACACGGGTGCAGGTGAAACGCAGGGCCCGTCAGCCACATCGTCAATGTTTCTCCCCATAAGTGGCGAGTAGTCGCCGTAGCGTTTGGTCGAACCAGCGCATGTCCGCTTGCTGGGCTGACCAACCTGATCGTGCCGAGGGCAATGGACCTGGTCCTCAAGCTCAGGCCCTCACGGTGCGGTCCTACCCAGTTGACCGACCTGGTCCTCGTGACCGAAAAGAAATGGGCAGGGCTATTGCCCCACCCTCTCGAACTTCATGCTCGCCTGACTGCCTCCTGAATTGCCCACCAGATCTTATTGATGATCGGTTTCAGTTCTGTACAGTCTTGCCAGAGAACAGATGCATCCTCTCGGTATGCTGGAGGTAATGCTGAAGCACCTATCTTCCCAATGCGCATTGCATTGTTCATTACACGCTCAACTGCATTGTCAAGCAAGTACTTCCGCTCTGCTTTGTCGAGGGCGAGCTCGGCAGAGACAGTAGCCTTCGGTCGATATGTACCATCCCGAGGACCATCATGTCTACTTACGCAATGGGTGTATGCCCCGATTACAGCAATGATGTAACCTGGATCAGCTACGAACTGGTCGGATACCCATTCCTCCAAGAACTTGTGCAGGGGAAACGGTTCTGAACTGATGAACAGTTCATAAGCCTTATCTCCTGACAAGGGTAGTTTTCCGTCTGTAGTCATAGTCTTACCTCCGTTTCGGGGTCTCAGTGCCCGTCATGACAGTTGATCAACCGCCCTAAGAGACACTGAAAAGTGGTAGGGAACTAGGTTCCCTACCGAGTTTGGATCTTGGATCTAAGATAGACTGGTAGTGATTTAGTCTTTCTTAGCCCGCGCATCTTCTACCAGTACGTTACGGACGTGCTGATACCGCTTGTTGAGCAGATCTGCAATCTGGCCACGAGTGAACCCGATCGCAGCGAAGAACCTGATCGCTTCAGAGACCACACCACGTTTGTCCCTACCACCGAAGTGAGCCCACCGCTGATCTTCAGTCATGCTCTTGAACTTTTCACGTTCAGGTGCATTCTTGTCGTTCGCCTGATCCTTCTGAGGTTCCGCGGTTTTGGTTTCCTGTACTGCAGGAGCCTCAACCTTGGGTTCAGTTTTGGTAGCAGGTGCCGGAGCAACTGTCGCCTTAGGATCAACCGCAGGAGCAGGTTTACCCTGATCCTTCGATGCGGGGGCAGCTTCAGTCTTTTTAAGGGTCATAGCCATAGTCTTACTCCATCGTTCTTGGTTCAAGTTTAGTATCAAGGCAGTTTCTGCTCTTGATACATATATTATAGTGGTTTTTGAAGGTCAAATCTAGTGCAAATCTGCTAGTCAGCCACAGAGATTTTTCTTTCTGTCAAGTCGGTGCAATTTTTAGTGGCGAGGGCGAGGGCTAGCGCATATGGGTGGTCCTCAGGGCCCGTGACCGACCAAGTTTGAGGACCGTTACCATGGCGGGCGACCTGGGCCTAGCCGCGTTGACAAAAATAGGAGGACCCGAAGGCCCTCCCTGATAGGTATCACTGCCCTAGAATGGATTCGATCCAATCCTGAGTGTCATTCCCCCAATGCCCTAGCAATGGGACTAAGGGATGGAATACCGATGGCATTCCTGCTTCAGTAGCGCACTGTTCCCAATCTTTGGTATAGTGACCATCCTGATAGGGGTCAGTGCGAACTTCCTGGTAGCTTGCTTCCCGGATCACATATGTCTTCTTGAGCCAGGTCGCTAGCAGGATCGCCAGTCTGCTATTATCCTTCACGTCTTCTTCAACGGTCTTTGTCATAGTCTTGCTCCTTGGTTCCGGGTTTAAGTACCCGCCCCAGGACCCAATTCCAACTTGGAACTGGATCCTGGAACTGAAACTTAGACCTCTTGGTTATGGTGCTGGGTTATAAGTTCCATATCCATAGTATCAAGGGCGTACGTAAGCTTGTGATGCAGTTCATATCCAGTGATCAGACCATCACGCCACTGTTGGATCGATTCCTTCATCTGATCCGTCACTTCACCAACGTGCTTGTAGGTCTTGTCATTCAGTTCTTTATTAACTTCAGTCATTGTCTGTCTCCTTGGTTACGGGTTCCGGTTTCGGTTCCCGTCACAGGACCCAACCCCGATTTGGGATTGGATCCTGGAACTGGAATCGTACCTAGTGACGTGTATTAGACATCACCGCGAATGGACTTGTTACGTTAGGATCATACCTTGGTATCTCTGACCCCATCATGTGTATCAAGTCCTGCATTGTCATCTGGCACAACCGCCAAACGGTTAGGTTCGAATGACCATACCGCTTTTCGTACCTTCTGATCACGATCCTCTTGGCGTGGGCTACCGTTACAGTGTTTACGATAAACCCAAGGTTCCGAACGAGGTTCGATACCTGAGCAGCGAACCGAAGTTCCACGTCTTCTGAATTCGGTTCAACAGGTACGAGTACGGACTTTAATAACATCGTCATTCTAGTTACTCCTGGTTATTAGTAAGGCAGACCTTCTCTTACCTTACACTTATATTATACCACAAACCAATAGAGGACCACTAGGGCAAAAGTGATGGTAGTACACAACGAATCTACCTGGGTGTAGTTTTGGTGGCGAGTGGGCGGGCTAGCGCATGCGCTCTGACCCCCGGGCCCGGGACCCCCGGCAGGGCAAAATCTAAGATCTTAGTGCATTCCTTATATCTAAGATCTTAGTGCCCTACGTAATATAAAAGGTAAGATCCTAAGATCTTACCTCTTACCTTCTGATATATTACAATCCTAGATCTAACTGATCTGTATCATGTAACATCTTACCTATTTCTTCTATCTCAGATGTTAGATCTAACTTCTTACATTCCTGTAACTGTACGTTCCTGACCCACTGATATCTTACATCTAACATCTTCGATATATCAGATCTACTATATCCTTGGGATGTAAGATATCTGATCTTAGAACTTACTGGTACGTCAAGATCTTTTATCTTAGCTGGTACAATCTTAGTCATATCTTAGATCCTTCATGTTATATGGTAAACCATCTTACCATTATTTATTATACCACGACATCTTAGATAATACACATTAAATTTTGTTACTAATCTAAGATATGAGCATAACTGGTGCATAACTATGGGGCATATATGTCCCAGGCCATATATGTCCTGGGCCATTTAGGGCCCGGAACAAGTAATTTTCCTGTGCGGAACTAATCGCTAAGATCT